GTCACCGCCTCTCATGCTCTCGGTTATTCAACGGGTGGTCTTGACATTTATCTTAACAGCCCGTGGCTGGTTGAAGCCTTTCACGGCGCGCCTTGTTCATCTTGGGCACCTGGTTGGGTAAGCACCTCATGCTGACCATGTGCGCCGGGTTCACGCACTCCACCCGGTCGCATGTGGGAATGATCAGAACGTCGGACGGCAAACGCTCGCCATGCTCCACCTCCCACGCTGCCCGGTAGGCAATCTTGAACCCAATAGGCGCGCCGCCCCGGGGGTATCCCCAGACCTTATGAATGCCAAGCTGCCAAATATGGTGGTCCCCCTCAACCACCACCCGGTCCTTGACGTAATGGGTCTGTTGCTCCAGGTCCAAGGGGTACATGTCCTTGGTGTACCTACGCACGGGTGTGGTCCCGCCTGAACACCGCCGTGAACTCGGCCGGCTCAATTACGAACGTGCAGCCCTTGGTCCATGTCTGCGTGAACACCTTGGCGTAACCGTCCGTGATCGCGTCCCCGGCCATAATGGCGACGTTCCCGAATGGCCGTAGATGGTCATGCTTCCCGAACACCACAATGTCACCCATGCGGGTGGGGGACTGCGGCGGAACAGGGAAGAACCACGGCGCCAAGTCTTCGGGGTGGTCCGCCAGGTCAGCGGCGTTGTATGGCCCCCACTGCCACCCGGGCTGGAACGTCTGCATGAACTCTTGAATGAGCGCCGGGGACTGTGGCCCGAATGTGCCGTTTTCGGAGTCCTTGCCCTCATGGAATTTGAAGAACGCGGACACCATGAGTTCGTAATACAGGCGCTTTTCCCGCTCGCCCCGTGGTTCAGCGGCGGCGGCGGCCATGGCGTCCTCGGCTTCCGACGTGCTGACAGCATCCGGGTTCACGGGGGCCGGGTTGTCGAACTTGAGAACGCGCTTACGGTTCCGGCCTGTGGCCCTCAAAAACAGGTCCTTCATGAAATGCATTGCTGGGTTCCTCTCTCGTTATTCGGAATAGGCGTCGGCCAGCGACTCGGCCAGCCCTCGCAGCGTTGCCGGGGCGGCACCGGACGCCACAGCGACTTCCACGGCGTCCTCCGGGTCACTGAACCCCTGGTAGTGGGTTTGGACCACCCACGCGGTCAGGTGCTGGTCCGTGAGGTCCACGGCCGCGCGTTCTTCGTCGGTCCAGTCGTCCCGGCGTCCCCAGTCGCCGCGGTCCTTGTGCATGGAACGGGCCAGCTTGTCTATGGCGTCGTGGGCTTCCTGCCTCAACCTTTTGGTTTCGGCGCTCCACTGGTGTTGTCCTGGCATTGGTTCAGTCCTCCGGTTCGTCTTTGGTCAGCATGGCTTGGACGGCGTCCTCTGATCGGCCCATACGGTTGGCCACGTCGTCCAGGGGCACCCCCAGCCGGGTGAGGAACTTCAAGTCGTCGTTGGTACTCGCGTAGGTGATTTTCACGGCTTGGGTTCCTCTCTGCAGGGGCATTCCTCAGCGAACTGCGGCAACACATAGCCTTGGCCGCAATGCTCGCAATAGCTCGGTTCCGTGATCGGCCCGGGCGGTATCTCAAGGGGTCGCTTTTTGTCAGGCATCTTTGTGGCTGTTCATGTGGACCCACAATTCCGTGGTGTCAGGCTCGCAATCAATCAACTGTTCGCCCGGTTCCCCGGTCACATGCAGGATGGTGGGAATGTGGATAGCGTGGTCGCATTCGGGGCACTTGATAAAGTGCCCTTCCTCGAGGTGGTTGTCCTCGGCACCGGCTGCGTAGCCCTCTTTGATGCCTTCCTTGTGGCCGGTCTTGTAGCCCTCGCCAAAGCCGTCCTGAAAGGACCGGGCGGCGGCGTTGGGGCGTGGAACCCACATCCAAACCGTGATAGCCACAAGGCAGATAACGGCCACCAGCGAGAGCCAGGGGAACAGGTGGAACCAAACAGTGAGCAAATCCATGGGAACGGGTCTTTCTTGTGGGTTATTTTCTTAGTTCAAGCGTCACATGGCATGTGCCTGTTTTACCGGCCAACACGGAACCGCGCGGCGGGGTTCGCCTCGGCAAACTCCACCACCGTGGTCATGTACTCCACCGCGTGTTCGTAGGTGCCCCACGAGCCGCCGCCGCGCACCAGCGGCTCATACTCTGCCCGGTGGGCTTTCATGTGTTCCAGGGACGTGCGCAGATACGCGGCCACCTCGCCCCCCGTCTTGCCGTCGATATCGGCCAGCCCATCGGTCTGCGGGGCTGCGTGGCGCCACAGCGGGGCAACGTTGCTGGTCATGTTCCCCAACTCCACCCATTCGCTGCCGTGGCATGCACAGCAGCCCTCGCGCGCCGGTACTTGCGCGTCAATGTCGTAGCTCACTTGGCAGCCTCCACGGTTTCGGGCTTGGGGATCAGCACGAACATGCTGTCCATGTCCCCGGCGAACCCGGCCCGGGAAGGGTGCGGGTCGTGCACAAGCTCGCCTGTCACGGCGGACACAATGGCCGCATGCAGGAAGTCGCCCCGGGGTGATTGGCCGGACCCAATGACGTGCTGCGGGGCACCCTCGTGGTCATGGGGGACGTAGACCGGGAACGTGACGTCGTAGTGCTCCATGGTCCACCCGGGCTTGTGCACGGCAACGAACGCTTTGGTGGCCTCCCACCAGTCCTCATGCAGGATGAAATGGGGCACCTGGTCAAGGGGCAAGTCCAGCAGCGACGCAACGCACGCTTGCCAGCAGTTACCCACCGTTTCCTCGGTGTGCAAAATGTCCTGATCTACGGGGATCATGTCTAGCCTTTCGTTGGTTACATTCCCAACCGTATGGGTGGCCGTGCCTGTTTTTGGGCGCGAAAAAGCCCGGGCGACTCAGACCCGGGCTTTTCCCAGCAACCCCACTCGAAAGGAGAGCTTTAGATTAACACAGCACTACGTGAGGCGAATAGGCATAATGAGTTGCTGGTTGAACGTGCCGCCCTTTTCCCGGATCAGCACCGGCCTGACGTTTACCCCGCCCTGGAATCCGAACACCACCTGATCGGCGGTCAGGGCGCGCAACGCCTCGGCAAGGAACGCCGCATTGAACCCAACCGCTTGGTCTTCCTCGAATGTGTGGAACGCTTCCAGCGCTTCCTCACCCGCGTTGGAATCCAACCCGCCGGCGTCCACCACAACCTCGCCCTGACGGAAGTTCAAACGAACCGGGTCTTGCCCCTCAATGACGACGGCGGCGCGCGTGACGGCGGACAACAGGTCCGCGGTGTCGACGGTGCACTCATAGACAAGCTGCGCAGCGGACGGGAACAGTGCCCGGACGTTAGGGAAGTCCCCGCCCATGACGTTGGACGTGGTGGCCCTCGTGGCGGACACAAAGCCCATGCGCTGGTCCGAACCCAACACGTCCAGCTTGCCGCTGTTCGCCCGGGCGGCGCCGGTCAGCACCTCCGGGGCCACAAGGAAGTCCATGTCGTCCTGACTGTCCTCGTATCGGTCAATCGGCAATTCGGCGTAGGCCATGCGGTAGCGGTCAGTGGCCAATAGGCTCAACACGTTGCCCCTGAGCTCCACCTTGATGCCATTCAACACGGGCGGGGTGGTGTTCTTCCCGGCAGCGTGCTGGACCTGGGCGACGGCCCCCGCGAATAGGTTGCTGTCCACGGACCCCAGACGCTTGGGCAGCCCCGGCATTTGCGGATACTGCGAAGCGTCCATTTTCTGGGTCGAGAACTTCGCGCGCCCCACCTTCAACGTGGCCCTGTCGTCAATGCTGAGGTCCAGGGGCTTGCTGTTCGGCAAGGTCTTGAGGATATTGGCCAGCACGGCACCCGGCAGCAGCGCGGTGCCGTCTTCCTCAATATCGGCGGCCACCTGGACGGCATTCGAGTTGACCTGATCGAACCCCCGGACGGTCAGGACACCGCCCGTAGCTTCCAGCCAAATGCCCGTGAGGATCGGCTGGGCATGGCGTGGGTTCACGGCCCGGGCAGCGAACGCCACGGACTCGTTCAATGCGCTGGAATCAATAGTGAGCTTCAAAGTGGGTTCCTTTACTTGGCGGTGCGGTTTGCGAGTGCTTGGAAGATCAGACCAAGCAAGCTTGGCGGTTTCGGCTTCACGACGGCCTCAGCCGCCAGCGGACGCCGCAAAGACACGGTGACAGTGTGTTGCCACGCGTCGGTGGTGTTCGTGAGTTCCCAGCCTTGCGCGCCGTAGGCATTCAGCGCCTTGGTGCGCGCCTTGCCTGACCTCGGCACCTTGACGGTCTTGTACTCGTAAGCGTTCATAACCCAATTCTGTGGTGGTGCGTGCTTGTTTTTCCCCGGGCAGCAAAAAAGCCACCCCGTAGGGTGGCTATCTGCTTACTTGACGGGTACTTGATTCAGTCCCTCAGTTCCATTTCGTAGGCAATTTCACGGACCCACGGCCCCCACTGGTAGGGGTCGTCCGGGTCCATGTCCTCAATCTCAACGCCGCCGCCGTTCCCGGCGTGCCATTCCAGGGTGCTGGTTTGGTAGTCAATGTGCAGTGGCCCGAACCCATGCTTGCAACCCAGCATGGCGGCTACCGAACGCGCCCGGTTGATATCACCCTTGACCGTGATCACTTCCAGCACCTCGCTGGTGCCCTCTTTGGCGGCCTTCACGTCGAACACGTCAAGCTTGGGGTGCAGCAAGGCCGTGGGGGTGTCCACCGATGCCTCCCGCATGGCCGCCAAAGCCTCATTCATGATTGCTTCCGCCCGGGCGTGGAATGCCGCGCGTTCGGCGTCGCCGTCCGGGACTTCCGGGAACAACTCGTCGGCGCACTCTGCGGCGTCCTCAGCGTCCACAGCCTCGCCGCTGTCAATCAGGTTGCGCATGAGGGCCACAAGATCAGCGGCAGTGGGCCACCCATCCGTTTTGGCGGGGATCAGGAAGCAACCCGGCGCGGCGGGGTCGTCATGCTGGTAATCCCCAGCTTCATCCCAATGGGCGGGTGCGCCACACTCGCGGCAAAGCAGCGCGCCGTCAGTGGTGCGGTCGTCTTCGTCCCCAGCCTCATGGGCGTGGCGGGGGTTCGTGCACGCAAGGCCAGCGCCGTTGCAAGGGGTGAAGTCGTCCGATTCCTCAGCGTTCGGGTTGAACGTCTTCAATGCCTCCCACTCGGCGGGGGTAGCGTCCACGGACTTGCCCGAACGGGACTGAATGAGGTCATAGAGGTAGCGCAAGCGTTCCGCAGAGGGCGCGGCTTCCTCAGCGGCGGCGGGGGCGTCAGAGACGCGAGTAAGGGCGTCAATGTTCATGCGGCGGCGGGTGATTCCGCGTGTGCGTCCCGGGGCTTGGCGTTCAAGCTCCACAAAGCCGTTATGCAGCACTGCGCTAACGAACCACTCGTTTTTGGACTTGCCAATGGTCACATAGTCGGCAGCCTTGATGCTGTGGCCCGTCTCGGTGTTGGTCATTGTCGCGCCTTGGTAAACGTCGCGGTTGGTCACTTCGTAAGTCATGATCCTGGTCCTTTGCTGTGGCGGTTACTGCGTTAGAAAGAATGTAGCACCTCGCTACACGAAAGTGCAACCACATTTCCAAAAGAGGGCACAAAAAAGCCCCGGCGCGAGCGTGCACCGGGGCTTTCCCGTTTGGCTTCCAACGTAACGCCCTACGTCCTCCACCACACCTGTTGGCTAACCGGATCGCTGGCAACGTCTACATCATCTTGGAGAACTCACGGTGTACTATTCCCGCTCGCACCCAAACGCACCTAACCGGACCAACTGGAAGCTAAAAGGGCGGCTCACTGTCCGGGCCATTCGCCCAACCATTGCTAGCCTGGGTGGCCCACGGATCATCGGCCGGCGCGGAATTTGCACCGCCACCGAAACCGCCCCCCTGATTGTATCCGCCGCCGCCCTGGTTCCCGCCTTGTGACGCGTTGTTGCCGCCGAACCCGCCGCCGTTGCGCTGGGTCCTGTTCACCTTGGCTTGGGCGTACCTCAGAGAGGGGCCAATTTCGTCCACCTCAAGCTCTATGACGGTTCGCTTTTCGCCCTCTTTGGTTTCGTAGCTCCGGGACTTGAGGCGCCCGGACACGATCACGCGCATTCCCTTGGTCAGGGACTCGGCCACGTTCTCGGCAGCGTCCCGCCAAATGCTCGCACGCAGAAAGAGGGTTTCCCCGTCCTTCCACTCATTGGACTGCTTATCGAACGTCCGCGGAGTGCTGGCAATCGTGAAGTTGGCGACGGCGGACCCGGACGGGGTAAAACGCAATTCCGGGTCATTGGTCAGGTTGCCGATAACGGTAATGGTTGTCTCGCCGGCCACTATGCTGCCTCTTTCTGTTGGGCTGTCCGCCCGTGATACTTCCAGCACCGTTTGCAGCGCCGGGACTTGGGCCGGGACGGTGCCCGGTAAGTGTTCTCTGGGGTGTACTCATGCCCTCGTGGGCAATGGGTTTTCTTGATGTTGGCGAACGGCGCCAAGTTGGTGTTGTCTTGCCTGGTCCGGGGGACCGTGTGGGCTGGGTTCACACAGGCGCGGTGCACACACTTGCCGATGCACACGGCCTCGTTGTGGCAAGTGTGGTCCAGGACAAGGCCAGCCGGTATGGGGCCGTTCGCGAGCTCATAGGCGAAGCGGTGGGCCAGCTTGGTCACGTCCGTGGCGGGGTGAAAGATGCCGTACCCGGTTTCCTTGGCGATACCGGCACGCCATGGCCAGCACTCGTGGTCCTCGCGCTGGTCTACCTTCGCCCAGAATCGTTCCACCGGCCCGGGCTTAGGCACTTTCCACTTTCACGATGGTGGGGAATGCGGAGAGGAACGGCACCCGCCACCCCACTGTGGTGAAGCGGTAGCGCTGCCCCTCGTTGAGGGCCGCGAACAGGTCAGCGGAGTTGAAGACACCCTGCAGGGCGTTGTCCTCCACCCGCAGCACCCCACAGTCCTTGGTTTCCACCTGGTAGACGCGCACACTCTTGCCGTCGTGCACGTCGGTGGTCATGTACTTGCTGCCCACGGTGCATGTCTGGGTTTGCTTGCTCGCGCCCTGGACGACGGCGGCGACGCCCACAATCACCAAGGCCACGAGCAGGAAAGTGCCAATCATCAGCCCTTTGTTGCGGTCGTGGCGGCGCTGGTGGCGGCTGTAGTGCATGCTCATGGGGTTTTGGCCTTTCTTTGGGCGTAGAACGCTGCGTTTTCGCGAACAAGGATCCGCGCGCGGTGGTTGCCGGCGGCGCGTTCTGCCCTGTTCTGGGGGTGTTCGGTCTGGTGGCATTCCGCGCTGACCTGTTCCAGCAAGCGCAAACGCTCGCGGTCCAGGTCAGCGCGGATAGCGGCTATGTGGTCACTCATTGGATGGGCTCAAGGTGGGTGATTTCAAACCTCAGCTTCAACATGCCCTTGATGCCGGATAGCTCATAGGTGGGCCACAAGTGTGGGCCAATTACGAACCGCTCGTTATCGTCCGGGGCAAGCTTCCCGTCAACAAAGCCGTCTTGCAGTGCTTTGGCTGTGGGTAGCCAATTCATGGTGTCCCGGCGTCGGGATTCGTCCGGGAAGTACACCCAAGCGTTGACGTGGCAGCGGTCAAAGTATGGATTCCGGCCCTTGTGCTTTTCGCGCATGAGCCAGCCGCCTTGCTCGCGTAGCTCTTTGATAATGGGACTCTCTTTTGACCAATGCATCCCCTTATTCATGTTGAGCGCCTTGGTCATGGGGATGGTCACCATGATGGTGAGGGCGGGGTTATGCAACATCATGGAACAGTTCCCCCATGGCGTGCCGGATGGTTTCGTCCATCAGTTCCGGGGTCCACTGGAATTCCCCAAATCCGGCTTTCTTGCAGACAAAACACACGCCCTCACGGTTGGCGCGGCGCATGCCCTCGGTTTCGGCTGTCAGGTTGCCGCCTGACTTGATGGGGTGCGCGCATTCGGGGTTGATGCAGTTCCCACGGGGCTTGGCAAGGGGCTGGGGGCGTCCTGCAACTGGCATTACAGCGTCACTTCCGGGTTGGTGAGGGCTTCAATGGCGGCCAGCTTTTGGCGCAAGTGTGCGTTCTCCCGTGCCAGCGCGGCCACAATGTTGGGGTCAGTGTCCGGCACCTCGTTGGGGTCAATCAGCCCATCCAGTTCCGTGGCGGTGGGGTCATAGTCCGGGTCTTGCAGCACTTCCGGGGCTTCCTCGGTGATTGCGCAGCCCATGCAGCCAGTGGCGTCATGGTCCATGGGCGCCCCGGCAGCGGTTGCCGCCGCAACGGCCTGATTGTTGATGTGGAGGGCCAGCAACAGGCGACGGGTGAGGGCGGCGACGTTCTGCGGGGTGTTGGTTTCGTCAATGAACCCGTCCACGATTTCCCGGGCGTCGTCCACTTCCTTGTCCGTGGGGTGGCCGCCCGTGAGCTCAAACATGACCGCTGGGAGGTCAGCGTGGGGCACCTGGAACACGCCAAGGGCGCTGCCGGACTTGGTGGATTTGATCTTGATGCGGACGCCGTTGGGGGCTTTCGCGTCGATTGCCAGCGCCCTGTTGCCGTTGGTGAATTCGGCGTACTGAACCAGTGGCTTGCTCATAGTTGTGGCCTTTCGTAGAGGTTTTCCCATTCGTCATGGGGTCTGCATTCCAGCCCCATTTTGAGGGCTAAACGGTGTTCGATGCGTGCACCGTTCGAGTCTTCCCAACCGGGCAGCATTGCCAGCCCATCGGCCCGGGAAACGTCGTACAGTCCACGCCTCATGTAGTCGTTATATTCCAAACCTAACGGCTGCCGTGCCGGATTTAACACGTAGTAACCACACCGTCGTAATTCCTCGGTTACCTCGTTGAATTTGGGGCGGTTGTACTCTGGTAGCCCGGACATGGGACCGGCAACATACAGCACCATGCGTATGTTGCCGGCAGCGTCCCGGGGCCAGGTGTCAGCGGTCATTCTTGGCGGGGTAGTCGCCCACGGTGTAGCGGTTTACCCTGTCGTAAATCAGGAACTCAGTGTGGGGGTAGCTGCGGCGAACCATGGACATGTGGTCTTGCACCTGGTAGAGCTCATGGAACCGGACCTGCCCAAAGGGGCCATAGTCGGAGGGGTGGAACGCCTGGACGACGTAGCGGCGGCGGCGAAAGAGCTTGATCATTTGGTTTCTCCCAGTATTTGCATTGCAAGGGCACGAGCGCGGCCAGCGTCCGGCGCGGCGGTTGGCGTGAGCTTCCCGTCAGGGTTCAGCATCGGTTCGGACTGATTACGTTTGATCCCAAGGGTTTCCACCAGCACGGGGTCGCTGCCGTCCTCGGTGGTCAGGTAATAGGCCACGGTGGGGTCAACTTGGGTGAGGTCGACAGTGGGGTCTGCGGGGTCACGGTCAAGACGCCCGATGCCTTGCAAGTGCACTTGTGGGGACCAGTCCAGTTCCCCGAACACGCACACCTTGGACACCTCTTGCAGCCCGTCCACGCCGGACCCGGAACGCAGCGACATGAGCAGTACCCGGCATTCGGGGTCAGTGGTGAATGCCTTGGCGGCGGCGTCCTTTTGGGTGGCTGACTCGCTGCCGGTATACATGGCCGGGTTGAACTCGGCCAAGAGGTCTTGCCAAATGTCATACACGGCACGGTGCCACCCAAACAGCACAATCTTGTCTTCGGACTCAAGCAGCAAGCGCACGAACTCGGCAACGTAGGGCGCTTTGCCAATGCCCGTGGCTTCCCGTAGTTTCCAGTCCAGGTCGCCGGCGGCTTTCATGCGGTCCCAACTGGACGTGTCGGCGGCCAGGATCAGCTTGGCCATGGCTTGGGCGTCGCCCTTGACCTTTTCGAGTGCTTCCGGGTCGCTTTCCACGGTCACGTTCACGGTCACATGGGGCGGTAGCTCGCGGCCAACGTCGCGCCTGTTGCGGCCAAGCATTAGCCCTTCCTCGCGGAGGTAGTTACCCAGGGCGGCGGGATCCTTGATCCTGACCTTGCCGTTGTAGGACGCAGACCCCCATTCGCGGCTGAATTCCTCGCTGGTTCCCAGTTCCCCGGGCGCCAGAATGTCCAGAATGTTCCAGATTTCGCCGCCGTAGTTGTAAATCGGGGTGGCGGTCAGTCCCAGCCGGTAGTTGGCACCCTCGCAGAGGACGGCGGCGGCCATGCCCTTGCGGGTGTAGCGGCCAGTTCGGAGTTCTTGCACTTCGTCAAACACGATGGTCTTGAAGTTCCCGGCCAAGTGGTTGGCCCACCCGGCCAGCTTGGAATAGGGCACGATCATGACGTCGGGCATGTCGTCCGGGGTCCAGTTCTCTGGTGGGGTGCCCTTTTTCGCTATCTGGAAGTTGAGGAACGGGAACGCCTCGGCTGCCTCATGCGCCCACCGGCCCGGGAGGTGCGCGGGAGGGACCACGAGCATGGGCAGGGCGTCCTCATGGGTGCCGTTCAGCAGCCCGGTGAACGTCTTACCCAAGCCCCGGGAGTCAGTGAGCAGCAACCGGCCCGTGGAGCGGAGCAGGTCCACGGCCACAAGCTGGTAATCGCGGGGTTTCTTCGCTGGCTCGCGCGGGAGCTCAAGACGGCGTTGGCCCGTCACCACTTTGTGGATGGTGGCCTCACGGCGGCGGTGCGCGTTGGCTTGCCGGTAGAGGTGCGCGGCGGCTTCCGGGTTCGCTGGTTCCAGGGGCCACCGTTCCATGAGCCATTCCAGGTCACGGGTCACGTCCAGCGAGTCGGCTACCTCAATCACCCCGGCGTGGGTCCAGCGGACCCGGGCAAAGATGCGCTTCGCCCGGACGGTCACGGCGGGTTCCATGCGCAGCACCCATTTACCGCGGCCGCCGTCGAGTTCGTAGGAGTACGTCCCATAGGTGCGTGGCGGGGCGGCGGGTAGCTCAAGCTGGACGGTCACGAGAGGCCACCGCCAAGGACCACGGTAAGGATGGGCACGCCGTTGGCGGCCACGGGGGTGTGCATGGCGTGCGCTGGCTTGGTGGTGGCCACCAACAGGGCTTTGATTTCGGGGGCGCGTGAGTAGCGCATGACCTGACGGGTGAGTTGCTGCCACGAACCCTTTACCTTCACCTCAATGCCAATGCCCTTGCCGTCGATCATGAGGTCGATACGCCCAAGGCCACCGTCTAGGGTCACCTCGCGGGTAACGTCTAGGCCGGCGGCCTTGAGGCATTCAGCTATGGAGTTCTGCAGGTCGTCTTCCGTCTGCCATGTGTGCTGTTCCAGGACCACGAGCGTGGCGATTTCCTGCAACAGTTCGGGGTAAGTGTTCGTCATACCCTCACACTAAGCAGCGGCGTGCCTGTTTTTACGGGCGCGGTTCCCAGCGTCCTGGGATCCCGGAACCGGGCCGGTAAGTGATGGTTCCCTTGACCTCGGTCTGCTCGAAGTCGATGGGGTCTTCCACGATGTGGGGCGGGTACATGATGTTGAGACACACCCGGTCGTCAATGAGCGCCGTCACGACGGCTGGCACTTTCACGCCGCCGCCCATCTTGGTGTTGTACAGCACCAAGTCCCCCACTTCCGGGAGTGTCACGGGGTCCGTGTTCAGGGGCGCGTTCGCGGGGTCCGGGTACGTTGGGTTCTGCATTGTCTCGCTCTCTCTTTCGTTTGATGATGCCGTTGACCAGGGCGCGGCCAACAGGGTCTTGGTAGGGGTTCGTTACGGGCCGGGGGCCGGGTTTCTCGGTCACAGCACGTCAAACCGGATTGGCCCGGGCTGCGGCTTGAAAGCCATGTCGCTGTAGATCGTGCTGGACCACCGAACCCCTGACGGGTCGATAGTCCCGGGGTCAAAGCCAAGGTTGCGGGTGATTGGGTCCGCAACAGTGGAGAACGGCGGGGCGGTCATGACGGCGTGGTTCGCTTTGTACTTGCCATACTGCGTTTCCACGAACAGCCAGGTAACCCCGTCTTCGTCAATCTCAATATCGGGCTTCATCTTGTGCGCTTGCACGGGCACGGGCGTGTGGACCTCAGCCGCCATTTTCGTTGCCCTTGTCTCGCTCGAACAAGCCTGTGAGCTCGCCCATGGCGGCGCATTCCTCGCAGTACCAAACCCGGGCGTTTCGTTCGGGGTTCCAATGGTTGATGAACAGACCGCCAACAGGCGCGGCCACCTCTTTGCCCTCGTGGATCGTGGAGGGGCAGAACGCTTGCCCGGTCTTGCCGTCCAGGAACGGCGGCAATACCTGATTCAGGGCGTCCGCGATACTGTGACCCACCTTGTTGGCCGCGTAGGTGGCTGGCATGTGGGGAAAGCGTGCCATGACCTCGCTGGTGGTGGTCAGGTCGTGGCTTACCCCGAAACGGTCATTTGACCGGCGCACCACGGTGCCGTTCTGGTCCAATTCCTCGAACGTCAGGGACACCCGGACCCGGATGGTGTGACTGTCACGCATTGGTTGGCCTTTCTTCGCTGGTTTCGTGCACCCGGCAGTTGCCGAACGCGCGGCGTTCCCGCCATGTCACATCATTGCCGCCACACCATTCCCCGGGGGCGAATATGTGGGGCCGTTCAAAGCCCCGGTGGCCACACATAATGTTGCAATCACAACGGTGCTGACGGCACCACGGGGCACCGGAGAGGTCAGGCTTACAGGATTCGCACGTCACTGCCATTTGGGTCTTCCCCTCTCGCTAGGGCCAGCACAAAGCGGACTTCTTGGCGTGCGTAGCGCTTGCTTGGGAAGTTGAACGCCTCGGCCAGGTCAGCGGCCATGGCGTCCACCATGTCCGGGTCCGGGTTGAGCTTCGCCCGGGCTTCCTTGAGTTCGGCGGCCAGTTCGTTGGGCACCTCCATGCCGTCCCGCTTTGCCCACCGGCTAAGCAGGTCTATGAGCTCAACGGCTTTCTTGCCGTCTGGTTCGGAGGCGAACGCCCGGGCTTTCGCCCCGATCTGATCGGCGGTGTTCCGCAGGAACTGTTCCCGCAAAGCTTCCTTCACGGCGGTGCTGTCCCAATCAGCCAGGAACAACGGCCCGGGTCCGTAAGGGTCGCGTTTCGAGTCACCTACTTGGCGTAACCCGTTCTTGAGACTGAACCGGCGCCCGTCGTTCAGGATCACTTGGGTTTTGGTCAGTCGCTCCACATAGCCTTTGTTCACGGAATGCGATACGCCGTAGTGGGTGCGCTGGCAGACGGCTACGGTGCCGCCTTCCTTGACCCATTCGGGGGCGGCTGCCCCGTCCGTGTATGTCTCGCTCAATGCCATGGTGGTCCTTTCGTTGTGGCTTATTCCGAGCCTATGTCCGTTGGTGCCTGTTTCGCTGTCCGCTGGTCGTACCAGTCAATCGGCCATGATGCGAATGCGCAGAACAGAATGTCGTTGTGGTGCCGGGTTCCGTCTGCGTTCAGTTCCACGCCACAGTTTGCGCACTTCATGGCTAGAACATGGCCACGGCAATGGGCTTTTCGAGCCGGTGCCGGATCAGGGGCAGATAGTCGGTTTCCCGTTCCACGGCTATGCACTGCATGCCCTCCATGACGGCGGCCTCGGCTGTGGTGCCGGACCCGGCGAAGGGTTCCAGGATGGTGCCACCGGGCGGGGTCACGAGCCGGATAAGCCAGCGCATGAGGTCCAGGGGCTTCACTGTGGGGTGGGATACGCCGTCGACGGTGGGGCGTTCCTTGGCGGGGGCTTTGGCCTCATACTCGAAGATCGGGAAGAACTGGTGGGCGTCGGCCTCTTGCTGGTGGAGCATGCCAGCGGTGAACGGATCCAAGATCACGTTGGTTGGCCAGCGGCCTTCCACGGTTTCGGCTTCGCCCTCGGCAAAGACGGTGGGGGTGTCCCGGTAGCCCTGTTCCACGCGGGTGAAGCGGTGCAAGCTGGACTCACTGCCGGCTTTGTTGGTGCGTTCTTCCTCGCCCACCCGGGTGGCGGCAATGTTCATGCCCCCGGTCCCGTGCTTCATGACGTTGGCCGCCGTCGTCAGGCGCATGGGCTTGCGGCCTACCACGACAGGCTCAAAGGACGGCTTCAACGTCGTGCCCCAGCCTTCCCATTGCTTGGCTGCGTCGGATGCTGCGGCCGTCACGTCCACGGTCTTGGTGGTGCTGCCAGTGGATTGCAGCCAACCCAGGGCGTCCCCGGTTTCGCGGGTGCCGATTACCTCGCGTTCCAGCCATGCCTTGCCCGGGGTGCCCTTGGCGCCGTTGAGCTCGAATATCAGGGCTTGGATATCTTCCGGCACGTCCTCAGCTTCCACGCCAAGGGTGGCCAGCACGCGGGGGATTTGCTCCATGGTGGGCACTTGGCAGCGGTGTTCGAGACGGGAAAGCCACCAGCCGCCCATGTCGCTGGTTCCCATGGCAATGTCCAGCATTCGGCGGGTGATGCCGTTGGCCTCGGCTTGATCGGCCAGCCAGGTGGTGACTTTGAGCTTGTCCGGCCCCTCGTGGCGCATTTTGTCGATTGCCTTGCTGATATCCATGGACTTGGGGAACCCGGATCCGTAGAGCCATGCGATTGAGTCGCGAATCTCAAACCCGGCATCTTCCACAGCCGATGCGAGCCGGTGCCACGTCCTGGAACCGCCGAACGCGAGAATGTGGCCGCCCGGTTTCAGGACTCGGAAGCACTCGCGGGTCCATTCAAGGCACCATTCGCCAAAGGCTTGGTTGGCTGTGAGGTTCTGCCGGTAGCGTCCGGCCTCGGTGCTTGCGGACTGATATCCGCCGTTCGGGCCGCCTGTGCCGTCCGGCATGGGCGCGGACGCGCGACGCTTGGCGGTCATTTCCTCTATGTCCTCGCCGTCCCATGCCTTGCCCATAAACCGGATGCCATACGGCGGGTCCGTGACGACGGCGTCGACGCTGTTGTCAGGCAGTTGCTTGAGTACGTCCACACAATCGCCATGCCACAAGGTCACGTTGGCGTCCTGGTAGTGGATTTCCGGGGCTGGCATCGGGATTTCGTTGTCACGGTTCAGGGCGTCAGCGACAGCGGCAAAGTCTGGGGTTTCAATGGTCATGATCCCATTCTGTCCCGGCGCGTGCCTGTTTTTGCGCAACGAAAAGCCCCCCGTTGGAGCGGGGGGCTTTCCAGCCTTGAGGGGCTTAGTGTTTGCGTCAGCAGCAACACCAGTATGTCATGCGGCCAGTCCGTATGCTCGCACGAATCCCCACAGCAGATGATGAATGGCGGTTTCGGCTTGCTGGGGGCAAACGCCGTTGCCAAGGGCTTTGAGCATGGCAGAACGGGGGATTTCCACCCCAGTGACGTGCCCGGAGTCCAAGCCCATCATCCATTCCACAAAGGCGGGGTTGAGGCGTTGCGCGCCGTCGCGTCCGGTGGGGATCGTGGGGGCTGGGGCCGGGGAACCGAGGACGCGTTCCCACCGCTCAATGGCCGGGGCATAGGCGCCCCAGTTGATCGCGCCGGGTTCCTCGCTCATTTCGACGGCCAGCCCGGGCAACAGCTTTTCATCGGACCTGTCACCGCCGCGTTGCGCGTTCCCGCCCGTCGCGTTCCCCACAGTGGGGGTGGGCAGAATCTTGCCCCCGGTTTCAATGAGGCCATGGTCGGCTATGACCTGGAGGCTGGTCACTTGGGTGCGCCCGGGTTTCTTCCGCAGGTGTTCTTCCGGGGTGTTGCCACTGTCGTTGGCTGCCGGGGTTGGCAGGAGGTGGCCAATGGCCGGTAGGGCGTAATCCCCGGAGCTTCCGCGCTGGTTGGGGCCGCCCTTTTCGCCGTCGCTGCCCTTGGGTGTGGGCAGGATCGGGGTATTGCCGTTGGGCACCAGCACGTCAGTGAGGGTGTCGCCGGCGTGCACCCCGGTGGGCGGTATTTTGTTGCGGTTGGCGGTGCTGTTGCGCGCCTGTTTGGCGTCCCCACACATGGGCGTGGGCAGCAGCCCGGTGATAGCTCGCAACTGGACGGTTTCCCGGTTGAGGTCAGCCGGCCCCGTGCCCTTCCCATCGGATGCAATGGGGGTTGGCAGTAAGTCCGTAACCACTGAGTTGAGCGGGGGCGTGTTGCGGCTCGCCTGAGACGGCCCCGACTTCGTTTCCTGAGTCGTGGGCGTCGGCAGCAGCTTGGCGGCTTCCTCGGACGGGTCCAGCCCCATGAGGCTGACAATCTGATTGGTGAGGAACAGCTGCCCGGTGGAAAGGCGACGGTCCACGCCCATGACGTTGCTGGGTTTCGTGCCCTCAATGGCCACCGGGGTGAGCAAAAGGGATTCTTCCGGCACGGGTTCCACGGGGGTGAGGTGTCGTTTCACGCGGGTGGCCACGTCGTCCCGGTATTCGGGGCGTTCCAGGGGGTCAGGTCCGGCCAGCCCGTCGCTGCCTCGTGGGGTGGGCAGAATCTTGTGTTCCACTTCGTCAGCAAGGGTGGGGCCGTGGCCACCGGCTTTGCGCTTGTCCGGGTGCTGGCTGCCGCCGTTGGTAGCGAGTTGGCTAGTGGGCGTCTTCAACAGGGTTGAGGAGGTCGCGTCGGACTCCGAGCCCGAAAACCCGGAAACGCCCATGTGGGGCGCCCACGTCGGCAGCGCGTAGGCCACACCATTGCGCGTCATACCCTGCATCGGCCAAGTCTCCGAGTACGGTTCCGAGAGCCCGCTGAATAGGTCCATCTGGTTCCCCTCCCACAATCCCCTCTCGCTGTTCCAGGAGGCCAGAAAGACGGGCTTCAATGGCGTTGAATTCAGCGTGGCTTGCGTGGTCATAGAGGGCATCCAATTCTGTGTGGAGGGCGTCACGGGCGTTGGTCAGTTCGAGCAGTTCGGCGTCAAGGTCCAGGACTTCCGGGGTGCTTTCCATGTCCCTCACGGACTTGGCGGAAAGGATGCCGCGGACGTTCTCGAATAGCACGAATTCGGGCTGCAGTGCCACGATTCCCTTGAGGAAGTGGAACCACAGACCGGAGCGGGTGTCGGCGGTCAAGCCCTTGCGCAGACCGGCAAGGCTCACGTCCTGGCACGGGAACCCGCCGCCCATGAGGTTGGGGCGCTCCACCCTGTCCCAGTCGATCTTTGTTACATCGCCGTGGTTCGGGGCGTCCGGGAAGTGGTGGGCCAGAATCTTGGACGGTGCTGGCTCGAACTCGCTAAGCCATATGGTGCGTGCTTTGAATCCTCGTTCAATTGCTTGCGCTAGGCCGCCGTAGCCGGCGAACAGTTCAGCGCTGGTGAGTTCGTCCGGGAGCTCATGGCCATGTGATCGGATCAGGTCACATAGGGCGTCTATGGGGTAGATGGGTTGCATATCCCCATTCTCTGGGCTGCCGTGCCTGTTTTTGTCAGGGCTCGCCGGTAGGAACGTGTAAGCAATCTTTACAATTTGCCGCGAAGTGTAAGAAAACGGGCTGATTCTTTACATGTCCGGGCAGCGAAAGACCCCCGGAGTGTCTAGAACTTCCGGGGGTCTTTCTGATGGTTCCGCGTTGGGGTGCCGCCCGGGCCATTCAACCGGGGTGTGAGTTCGTCCATTGCCCCGGCCCCACGGTTGGGGAACCACTTGGGTTCAGCTTACAGCCCACGCCGTATCTGTTCCTCAATGGCGGCGTCAGCAGCGGCACGGGCCGCAGCTTCCCGGTCTTCCGGGGCGACGCCGGACAGGTTGACACTGATTACCGGGGCGGGGCGGCGGGTGCCGTCAGCATCCACGGCCACAGCGGGGGATAGCTCCACCTTGATGTTTCCCGTTTCCCGGAAACCTCCATTGCCGTCTTCCTCAATTTCAACGCCGATAATCGGCTTGATTTCGCCGCCTCGTGCTGCCTTGAATTCGGCCACGGCTGCGTTGATTTCGGCGGCGTCGGCCCGGATTTCTTCCGGGGTTTTGTCGGTGCCGTCGTCCTTGATCAGGGACACCCGGGGCGGCCAAGCTTCCGCGCCCTCGTTGTAAGCCTCAAGCAGCATGTTGTGGACCAGGTGCTTGTTCAGGTGGTTGTTTTCGGCGTAGCGCTCCACGGAGTAGTCCACGGCCTCGTTGTAGGATCGGCCGGCGCGGCGTGCGGCGTGGAATACCCCAAGGACGCGGCGCTTGTGGTCCTCGCGTTCCAGCCCAATGGTGGGTTCCAGGTTGGCCGCCAAGGCTTCCGGGTCAATGTCCCCTTCCTCAGCCCACCATGGGGTGGTGTTGCTGACGTAGCCATTGCCCTTGCCGTCCGTGGCGTCCTCGCGCTTGGCTTGCCATTCCGCGCGTGACTTGTCCCGGGCCTGTTTGCGTGCCTTGGCGTTGTGTTCTCGGTTGGCTTCCGCGCGTGCCTCGCGTTCGGCTTCCCGTTCGGCGGCGGCCTCGCACGTCCTCAAGAGTTCATCAAAGACGCGTTCCATGAGGGCTTCCCGGCGCTGCCGCTCCACACGTCGGATAAGCCACGGATTGCGAAGCAGCTTCCAGCCGCCGCGCTTGAGCCGGTACACGCGGCCATGAGGGCAGGAGTAGAACGAACCCTTGGGCGCGTTCGGGCGTGCCTCTTTGATCAGGTCAATGCAGTTGCTCATTCGGTGGGTTCCTTGTCTGTGAGGTTTGCGAGCTTTTCGCGGATTCCGGGCATAAGGCTGGGGTCACCCTTTCGGGCGTCGGGGTGAAGTGCCCCTTGGATCACGGAAACGACGTCGTACCAGCCATGGGGGCCGCGCACGTCCACGGCCTCGCCCTCAATGTCCTGGTGGTGGAGCAGGTCCAGCACAAGCTTTTCCAGTGCCTCGCGTTGGATGCGTTCCCGGGACTTGAATGGGGCTATGTCGCGGTTGTCGATGCCAAGGTATCCCAGCATGTGCCGGATGTTGTAGGAAATGATGTGGGGGCGTTCCCTCATGCCTCGGTTCCAACCGGCAATGCCTCGTGGCCGGATTCCCCCGGTTACATGGGCGTAGTACAGCCCCGCAATGTGGTATTCAGCGAGCATGAGCGCGGCGGCGCTGGTGTTCTCTGGTTCTTCCTGGGTTTGGAGTTCGTAAGCCCATGCCCTGGCTGCGTGGTAGCCCATGGCGGCCTTGATGGGGTCAAAGGGCATCCACCTGTTGGTGGTGCCGTCCACGAATGGATCGGGCACCACCTCGCCGGCGGGTTTGGGGTCGAAGTCGCGCACGTTCATGGCTTGTGGCCGCAGTTCGGGCACGCGTCCGTGTTGATGGGCGACACCGCGGAACGGATCGCCACATATTTCATGCTCTGGTCCTCGGTGAAACCGGCTTTCGTGAGGGCTTCCACGACAGACACGACACCAAGGGCGTCTTGTTCCAGGGGGGACATGGTTGGGATATCAGGGTGGTTGCTGTCCATGTGTCTACTCTCGCCCCTCGCGTGCCTGTTTTGCGCCGCCCTGGTACAGGGCTTGCTCTGAGGGGTGCCGGGTGTAGGCGGCAGCATCGGGGTGGGGGTGAAACTCGGCTTGCCCGGTGGACTCCCGCAGCAGCTTGAGAGGGCCATGGGCGAATAGCTCGGTCAGGGTGATGGGGTCAATGGCGCCGGGGCGGAAGAACACGGGGTACGGGCCGCCGATTTCGGGGCGCGTCCATTTCTGCCACAGCACCCCGGTGGCGTCCACCAGCACGGCGCTGTCCGGGAGGGTTGCCGTGTCCGTGAACTCAAGCGTTCGATAATCAGACAAGGCAAGGTGTTTCTTGAGTTCGCGCCCTTCCCGGCCTACTGCCTGGCTTATGCCCACGACACCGGCTATGAGCGCGGCCACGACGCAGAGCCAGCCGATTCCGGCATATCGTCCGTCGCCTTGCCATATCGCAAGTGCGAACATGACGATTGCGGCGGCTGTTATCGCGGCGCACCATTCGCGTCCGCTTGTCAGGATTTTCACCAGTCGATCCATTCCTCAAAGTCGCTTTCTGTTTGGGATTCCCGGAGCGCGGCGGCGCGCCTGTCGGCTTCCTCTTGTTCTTCCTTGGTCACCGTGGCCACATGCCCAACGATGTGGCCACGGTGGTCTTTCACAAGCTCAATGCGTGGCAATGTACTGCCCACCCCATGGTCCGCAGACAGGGCACCAAACACGGATATGCGCGCCAGCGTCGTTGGTGTCCGGGCCAGTGGCGCTGGTGACCTTCCAGCCGCTTTCCTTGGTGGCATAAGCCCATGGGATGAACCGTCCGCAGTTGCCAGCGCACAAGAGGTCGCCCGGGCCGGGTGTTTTGACTGGTTCGGGGTGGTCCTGTAGCCAGGTCTTGGCGACTTGCTGGGGGCATCGGTCGTCAGGCTTGAGGGAAAGGTAAAGGTGAGTTTGGCAGCCGCCGTTCATGTCTCGCTGGCACGGGTCAGGGTCCACCAGGTCGCCAATGATGGGCCGGACTTCCTCCACTCCCACAAGGTCTTCCGGGGTTTTGTGGTAGCCGCGCCGGATCAGACCGGCAGCGATACCGAACGCATACGCGGTGTTGGCTTCCGGGACTTCCGCCCATTCCGTTGCCGGGAACAGTGACGCGGCGTTGTCCACCTCGAACACGTCTTTTGCGAGCTCGAACGTGGCCTTGTCCTCATGGGGCAGCGGTTCAGTCCTCATTGGTGGTTTCCTCTCTGAGGTCGCGCACGGTCGCGGGGTATACCTCGTTCACCGTGTCCTGTTGGTTCCAGCGTTCGGCGGCTTTGTCGGCTTGCTCGCGGGTGCGGAACCGGCCCACGGTGGCGCCGTCAGCAGTTCCTACGCTGAACCGTTCCGGGTAGTTGAACCCTTGCTGCAGACCGTCGATAGTCAGGATTTCGCCGGGTTCGGGGCGGCGGCTGGTGCCGTCGTCCTGGACTACCTCCACATGCCCGTAGGGTCTGCCCAAGATCATGGACTTTACGCGGTCCCGCAGCATGTCCCATTGTTCCGGGGTGGGTCCGTAATTCTCGCCGGTGAACTGTTCCGGGGGGTTCTGGACAAGCGTCACTTGGCCACGCGGTGCGTTAGCGTCCCAGTGGGCTGGGATACCGGCCACCTTGTCAGCGAGTCGTTCCACGATCACATGCCCGTCCAGGACGCCCCGCATGAGGGTGCCCACCATGTCGTCTGATTGCTCGCTGTCCTCCACGGTCACAAGGAATTGGCGCTTAGTCATTGGTGCGTTCTCCCACGAGGTAGGCGAATTGTTCGGCATGCTCTAGGGCGTCTTGCAGTTGAGTGGCGGCGCTGGCTGCCTCAGCGGCGCGGGTGAGCATGTTCACCCCGTCAGCGCCCGGGTACCGGCGCAAGTCCTCAATGGAGCGTTCCAGGTTCTTGAGGGTGTCCTCAAGCTTTCCCCGGCGATAGTCCACGTAGTTCTTGGCGCTGCGTGCGAGCGTGACCACCGGATCCGTGGGCTTGTCCTCTGGAATGACCACTTGCGGGGGTGGCATGGAAATGGCCACCTGTTCGGCAAGGGCGTTGATCAGGTCTTTTACCTCTGGGGCTATGGACAAGGACCAGTTGGGATCGCCGGCGGTACGGGCGCGGTTGATCAGTTCGGCGCGGGGGTTACGCGGCTTGGGCTGTGGCGGGTTCTGCTTGGTTGTCATATTCCAACAGTGTCAGCACGCGTGCCTGTTTTTGTCGGAATCTCAGAATTGGGCAGCCAACGCAATCCCGGTGTTTGGCGCATAGGGCTATCTCGAATGCGCCCCTGCAGGGTTCCTCCACCAGGGTGGAACAGTCATAGCACTGTTTCAGGTGTATAACTCGGTGCGGCGTCTTTGCCATGGTCAACCTCTTTGTTCGCTGGTGGGCTGACGATATGGCAACGCCCCGTGACAGTGTGGGATGCGTCACGGGGCGTTGTGGGTTATTCGGTGGGGTCCGGGATCGTGTCCGGGGCGGTTCCGGGGATGCCCTCGGATATCACCCGCAGATTCGTGAAGTCCTTCAACAGGAACGCCTCGGTTTGCCAGCCGTAGGTTGCTGAGAACCAGCCCCGGTCTTCAATGCGGGTGAATCGGGCCACGGGCGCCACGCCGTCTTGCATGGGGCCGTCAGCGAGCAGCACGGCCGCGTGGTTCTGCGGGAACTCGAACGGCGGGGCCGGTGGGCTGTCAATGTAGGTGGCCAGCGCAAGCACCATGGTGGCCCTGGTTCGCAGCGTCGCCGGATCATCGGACATGTTGGCAGTGACCTTGAGCAGGTCCGTGGTGGCTCGCAACGTGCTGCCCTCACGGGTCACGGTCACGTTGCCGATTTCTTGGGCGGTGATGGGTGCAATGGTCATGATTCGGCCCCTTCCAGGGTCTTGGCTTTGTCATGTTCACGATATGCCCGGGCGGCGAACAGGACGGCGTGGCAGCACCAAAGGAAGTGGTGTCCGTAGTCCTCGAAATCGTCATATCCGTGCGTGTCGAAACGGAAATCTTTGGCCACCTCGGAACTGAATGTTTCAAGTTCGTTTATGGCGCCGTTGGGGTGCAGATAGTCGGCGTAGTCGTTCAGGGGGCCGCTGGTGCGGATTTCGCGCCATAGCTCTTTGGCGTCGGCGGGGGTGTAGTCCTCCCGGGCGTGCCAGAAGTCATGCAGCACGCTTGCCTTGTACCTATCGAGGCTGTATTCACGCACGGGGCTGTTCACGTCCTGGGCAAGCACCTTTTCGGCCCAATAGGACGGGTTCACGTTCCGGTGGAAGAAATCCCGGAGCATGTCCGGTTCCCGGGCGAACATGTAGTCGCCCATGTCGCCCCTAATGGTGAGTTGCCCGGGGCTGGTGATGATATCGAACCAGCAGAAATTACCGCTGCGGGGCCGGAACGTCAGATAGCGGTGAAGACCCTTGTCATGCACCAGCGTGAGCTTGCCGCCGGCCACGTCAGCGTTGAACCCGCGCAGCATTTCCTCGCGCTGCGTGCTGTAGGTGTTCAGCGGCTCGGTTTTGAGCTCAACAGGTGCGTCAAGCCGCGCGATTTCCTCAGCCACGTGGGCGCGGTGCAAGTCCTCTACCCGGGTCGTAAGTGGAGGGCTGACGGCTTCCCATTCGCAGCCGGGGCCAGCGCATTTGGCCACCCCATTTCTGCCCTCTGGGGCGGGGCCGTAATTCCAATCGGGGTGGGCTTTCAGGACTTCAAGAACGGCGGACATTGCGAGCCTCCATAATGGCTTTGATCTTGGCGGGGTTGCATTTGGGGCATGTGTAACGGATTTCCAGCGTGTTGCCGCTGCCTACGCTGTGGCGTTGCCAGCCCTCGGCAAGGGCCGGGGTGGTGGGCAAGTGGAGCTTGCCGCCGCAAACGTCACAGACCAGGTAGCGGCTCATGGCTGGTAGGGGCTTGTGTCGCCGTCGTTGGCGTCCCAGCCCTCATGCCATACCCGGTCAAGGATTAGCTGTTGTTCCTCTGCCTTGTCTGGGTTCTGGAAACTGTCCCGCAAACGGGTGGCCACAACGTTGGCTTGGTGGCCGGTGAATAGCTCGCGCGCGTCCTCAGCACTCAGCGCGTAGGTGTGCCAGCCGGCGGGGCAGCCCACACAGGTGACTTTGTGGGAAAGGAACTTGCCAGTTCCGTTGAGGTCTTCCCCTGGTCCCATGGTCCATGCCTCATGGACTCTGAGAACGGAAAAAGCGGCGTGGAACGCATAGAAATAGGTCCATGAGTCCAGCCCTGTTGAGGTCTGCATGACTTCCTCAAGGTCCGCAATCAGGAGGGGTGCAACGGCGGCGTTGGGGTCCGTGAAGCTGTTGTGGATCACCTCGCGGTCAAGACCTTTTTGGCCCTTGCGCTGCCGTAGGTACTCGTTGATGCGTTGGCGTGCTGTGGCGAATTCAGGCATGGCTAGTCTTCCTTGGGTTCTGGGTCGAAGCAATCCATTGGTTTCTTGGGGTCGAAATCGGTGGCGTTGTGCAGCCATTCCCGTTTGGGCATGCGCCGCGCCCACCTGTGCTGGGGCTGGGTGTTCCTGGTGATGGGGCGCCCACAGTTCCGGCAGACGGGTTTAGCCACCAGGGTGACCTCTCCCGGCATTAGCCCGTACTGGATGCCGCGGACGGTCACGCCAATGGTTCCCAGCATGGTGCCGTGGTAGCTCACCACCCCGGTGGCGCCGTGCCGGAAATGGCCGGGTGAATTGATAGTGACCTTTGCCCCTATCGGGGGCCGTTCGCTGGTCATGGTCAGGCGTCCTTGTGGTGTTCGTTGTTGTGTTCGGTGGCCCATTTTTCGGCGGTTCGTTTGGTGCCGTTCCAGCCGTCTTGGTGGGCTTCGCAGTATGCCCGGTATCGGTTGCGCACCGTGGTTTTCTCCACCTCGGCTTTTACGTCATGGGCTTGGCACCTGGCTTGGCCGGTTGGCATGAGCTTGGGGCATTCCGGGCATTGAGCCAACGGGATGCGGCGGGAGTCGTCAGAAAGGGTCATATCCTCAGTTTGCCCCCGGGCGTGCCTGTTTTAGTCGATAATCCGAACCTCTGTGGACCCGTCCGGGCCGTAGTCGTCTAGCTCAAGGATCCACGTATCGCCGGCTTGGAGGTCGTGCACGGTGTCCCCGCCGCATGCTTGGCAGCGGAACGCAAAGAGTGGCCCCAGCAGCCTGGAACCCACCCGGACGCCCCGGCACATGGACCGGGGCGCGTCGTCAAAGCCGCAGTGTGGGCACGGCTCGCGGGGGATGGGTGGGCATATCGTGATTTGGTTCTCTGCGTGCCATTCGCGCCATTCCATGGGGATGCCGTCCCACGACACCGGCAACGCCCGGGGAACGTTCACGGCCTCAAGTAGCTTGTCCTGTTCGGTGGGCGGTTCCCACGGCACGAAAGCCTCGTAAGGCATGTTCTTGATGTGGTCCGCGGCGGCGGCAAGGTCGCCCAAAGCGTCCCCGCCGCCGTCGCCCCACAACCCCGGGATTTCCTGGGTCATGCAAGCACCCTTGTGATGAACGCGGCGACACCAAGGACGCAAGCCACCAAGAGAGCCCCTGCGGTGCTTTTGTCACCCCAAACAGGCTTAGGCTTCCGGCTGAACCAGGCAGCACGAAACGCCAGTACGGCGGCCACGCACAAGGCCAGCGAGCACGCGACATTCAGCCAGAAAGTCGCCACGATCATGGTTCCTCCACATGGTTGAGGGCGTCGTGTTCGTCCGCCCATGCCTCAGCCTCGGCGCGCAATATGCCTACCTCGGACCCCATGGAGCAATCCGCGCACCACGCATAGAGGGCTTCCTGAACGTTAGCCGTCAATGCCGTCACCCTTGGCTTTCAGTGCCTCGTGAAGGTTGGACATGGGGGCGCTGAGGCTGTGGACGTGAACAAGGGAATGCGTGCCGGGTTCCTGGTCTTCCCAGACCACGCCAACACAGCCGGTGTGGTCTGCGGGGTTCAGGACAGTGCCGCGTTTGGCGACTCGCGCGCCCTCGGCGTCGATGCCAGTAGCGGTGACGGTTTCGCCGCGTTGGTGCTGCGGGTATTGACGGGCGGCCTTGGCCTGTTCGTTGTGGATCGCGCGGCGCTTGGCCCTCGCGCGGCGGCTGTTCGATTCAGCCCCACACAACTGGCAAATACCGTTGGACCCGCGCCCAAAGACGTGTTCATGCTCGGTGTTCTGGTAGTAGCTGCGTAGCTGTTCCTCACGGGCTTGGCGGGTGCGCCGGGTGACCTCTTGGGCGGCTTCCTTGAGGACTTCCCCAATGCGCTTCCCAGCCTCGTTGAGGTTTTCCCGGGCTTCCTCTGAAAGCTCAAACTTGGGCAGTTCGGGCATTTCGCCATAGGTGAGCTTGCCGGCCTTGAATGCCTCGAACATGTTGGGTTGGTCGCCAAGGTCCACCCGGGGCAGTGTGGGCAGGTCTTTGAGGAAGTCGAACAGTCCGGGCTTGGGTTCGGCGGGGGTGGTTATGTGGAGCTTGCGCCCCTGCAGGAAGTCCTCAGCGGTCTTGCTGGGGTACTCGGTTTCGGGAACGGCCATTTCCTTGAGTTGGTCGAACGCGCCGGGGGCCATGTGGTCAATGATCCACCGGGCGTTCTCGCCCGGGTGGGGGTTCAACAGGGCTTGCCGCATGCTGTGGCTGAGGTGTTCCAGTTCGATCACGGGGGGCGGCGGGTTCAGGTAGTCCGGCACTACGCCCACAGCGGGGTTGACCTTGCCCATGCTGGGGTTGACCACCAGGTTGCTGCCTTCCGGGAGGTCTTCACCGGCCACAAGCTTGGGCGGGTTGGGCACGAATTGGCCGTGGGGTGCCGTCAGGTCGTTGTTGGCAATGCGCAGTTTCTGGTCCTCGGTGATTACGTGGGCTATCCACCGGGCGACGTCGTATTCAGCGAGTCCTTGGAATTCGGCGTCGCGGCGTGCCCCGTCGATCAGGCGCGCAAGGTCAGCAAGGGGGTGTTCGCGGCCTCCCTCGTAGATTGCCCGGGCCGTGGCTTTGATGCCTTGGGGGTCTGTGAGGTGGTCAAGTGTCATGGTTCAGCCTTCCGGGTTCAGGAGCTCGGCAATGGTCTTGTCCAGGGTGCGCACAACGCTGTCCGCCCATGTGGAGTAATTCCGGTATCGCTCGGATTCCTCGCATGCGGCTTTTCGGTCTGCTTTGGACAGTCCGGGGCGTATGGCCTCGCGGGATAGCTGCGCTGACGTGGCTTGCAGTTGCTTGGCCTCATGCTCGAATTTGGCGCGGATTCCGTCCACGAGGTGGACCAGGTTGTGGGCGTCCCGGGCGGCGGCCACAATGGCTTCCGCGTTTTCGACTGAGATAACGGGGGTGGTGAACGTACCGGCCCGGTTGGTGTTCTCGAACATGGCCAGCACGTTGAGCCGGTTGGCGTCCAGCATCACGGCGTAGTGCTTCGCCAAGGGGTTGGCTTCCACGTTGAGGGTCCGCAACAGGTGGCTGGCATCGGACTTGGTGCGCTCGCGCATGCCGTCCAGGGGTGTGAGGTCGTAAGTCATTCGGGGCGTCCGTCCATTGCGTTGTGGCTGATCATGACGCCTGTGGTGCCGTCCTCGCGGGGCACTTCCTCGGTCTTGGGTTCGCATGGGCAGCCAGTGCCCTCAAGGTGGTGTTCGATGGTGTCTTCCAGCGGCCAAACGTGCACGGGGCTGCCGTCTGTGTGGGTTGCCCAAGTCATTCGCTTATGAGTCCTTCCAGAAAGAGTTCGGTTGTGGATGCCAGGGTGCTTTTGTGGAGGACCATGGCGGGGAAACAGACGGTGTGGAATTCGCCTTGTGGGCCAGCCTGGAACCAGACCACGCGCCCGTTGCTGAGTGCGGAACGGTACACGTCGCCGTTGAGGGGTGCCCGGTAGCTGTCAATGACCACGGACCCCACACCAAGCCGGTCTAGGGCTTCCTGGTCTTCAATGATGGGGTGGAGGTGGATTAGGACGGCCTCAGCTATGACTTGGGCCGGGGGCACGAGTATGACGCCGACGTGGGCTTCCTGCCACACGTTATTGAACGGGTCCGGGGCTTCCCGGGCAACCATTTTGGTGGCCTCTATGTCCTCGGTGAGCTTGGCGACGGCTTGGGCGCGGTCGTACCCCTTGAGTCCGGTCATGGCGTTGCTGCCAGCAGGAGGGGCGCGCAACGCTGCCAGAATTCGGGGGTGGTCGCAAAGCCGGAATCATCGGCGGTGTTGGTGACAATGAACCCTTCCTTGGTGATTTGGTCGAGTCCGCCGCCGTGCCAGGTCCACACGGTCTTGGTGGCCACGCTGTAGAGCTTGGATCCCGTGGGCACCTTGCAGAGCTCGGCAACGCTGGGAATCGGGATCATGGGGGCCTCTGCCTCAAGGAAGCTGTCCACGGTGGTGATTGTGAGGCTGTTGGCCGTTCCAGGGGCTACCCGGAGGGTTCGGTGGCTGGTTTCCACAATGAGCAGTTCGTGGGCGTCCGTTTCGGTGATCGAGACGGCGGCGCCGTTGCGCATGTGGATGGTGATTGGTGTCCCGATGGTGGGGTCGTCGTCCAGTTCGATTGCATCAGTGATGCCTTGACGCTTGGTAATCCTCATTGGTCCGGCTTTCGTTGTGGCGGTACTTGATATTTCGAGCCTATGGGGGCGTGTGCCTGTTTTCGCCCACGCCCCCGGATTGGCCGTTATTCGTCGGTCACGACAATGCCGCCGCGTATGTGAGAGACATACAGCACCCCGCTAAATTCGTCCTCCACAAGCTTGAGCGTGCCCATGCGGGTGGTCACGAACACCTCAGTGCCCATGGGAACGTCCAGCGCCTCGGTCTGGTCTAGTTCGCCGTCGCGGACGCGCTGAATCCTCACTTTGCCCCCTTGCGCACAAGTGGTGGCAGCAAGCCCATGGACCGGGCGGCCGTTGTGGTCACGGGCCGCTTGCAGCCGTTACACCACCACTTGGGCGTGCCGCCCATGGACGCCTTGCCAACGAAATCTTGGCACTCGTGGGGTACGTGGTACTCGAACCGGAGCAATACCGGCCCCACGTCCACGCTGTACCGGGCTTTGTCCGCGCGTAGGCTCAACTTGCTGCCCCGGTGCGCCACATGCAGCCGTTGAACGGACCCGCCCGGGAACGCCCGGGTGATCACGTCAATTGCCGCCTGGTCCGCGGTGAAGTCGCGCCGGTAAATGCTCGCCTCAGTGCGGACAGTCACGAACCCGGAGTCGGGGAACCCGTTGGTTTCCACGGAATAGATGCCCGTGAGCTCGCCGGACGCCAACAGGTCGTTGATTCTCTCCACAACGTCGTGCATTTCGTAGCTGTTGATGCTCACGCCCGGGCACCTCCCACCTTGTAGGTCTTCGCGGCTTCCGGCAGCAACCGGCAAGGCTCATGAGGGCACCCAGCCCACGAAATGAGGCCGTGCGCCCTGTCGTGCCAGTCCTGGAGGGCGTGGTGAGTAGCGGCGCGCATGGCGTTGAGCTCTTCCGCGCCCACAGTGTCCGTGACCCCCGTCTTGCAATCCGCCTCGTGGTGCCAGCCGGCAGCCGTAAGCTCGTGGCGCTCTACGCGCACGGTGTCGGACACCTCGGTGGTGATATCCACTACCACGGACCCGTCCCGGATAACCTCGCGTTCCGCGCTGCGCTTCGCTTGTTCGGCCTCACGCTTGGCGACATGCAGCCGCCATTCGTCCGGTTCCATGGCTTCCAGGGCATCGGCCCTTGCCTGGTACAGCCCAGCCCTGTTCTTGAACTTCGCAGCCTCCAACCTCTCAGAGGCGATTTCCCGGTATCGCAGAGCCTCGGTGTCACCCTTACCCGTAATTGCCTCAGAAAGCCGCGACAGCCGTTCCCGGGCGTCCACTGGCATGGCTTCCGCCAGTGCGGTCAAGACCTCGGTGGTGAAATCCAGGGCTTTGGCTGGGGTGAGTGCTTGCGTGGTGAGGTGGGCTAGGAGGTTTTCCACAGGGTTTTCCACGTCTGTGGATGGGTCAAGTGGGGACGCGGCGGGGTTGTGGTTTGTGGGGGTTGTCATTTGTCTGTGGCCTTTCGTGCGTGGGGGTTGGTGGGGTCGTCTTGGAAGCATTCGCGGGTGTTGCATTGTTCGCCGGGGTTTATGAGGCGGACGGCTAGGTGCCCGTCTGGTGGTCCCCAGTAGCTCGCGTATTGGTCTTTGAGGTGTTGGAGGCAATAACCGGGGTAGATCTGAATCAGTGCGGCCTTGTCTGCCTCAGCCTGTTGGGTGTCTTGCCAGTCCAGCCAGTTCTTGAATGACTCCGCAAGTAGCTTGACGGCGGCGGGTGGGGTCTTGCGTCCCTTGTGCACGGTGGCGGCAGCGAGTAGGGCGGCTTGGGCGTTGGTGGTCATTTCGTTGCGCCTCGTGTGGTTTGATACCGGCTTTGCATGCGGGTGCCTTTGGCTGTCTTCCAGCGTGCTGCCTTGGCGTCACGCTCGTGGTCCAGTTGGTCCAGCAGCTTGGCGAACTCGATGGTGCCCACTACCAGGTCGCGGTTGCTTACGATCCTGTTGGCGTTGGCTGCGCAGACGGCTGTTAGCGCGGCTTGGTTGTTGGTCATGCTCTCCACGGTGGTTGCCCTTTCGGCTCGCGCGCTTGCGCGTTACTTAGTTGACGTTTTGAATCTCTCAGCACCTCAACAACAGCGATAGGTGAGTTAACACTGTTTTGTTGGTTCTGGTTCTGGTTCTGGTTTTGGTTCTGGTTATGGTGCGACGGTTTTGCGATACGTTTGCGATCGTTTTGCGATCACAATTGCGATCACACATGCGATCCCATTTGCGATAGATCGGCGGATTCTAGGGGTTTTTGGGTGTGGAAAACCGCCTTGGAGTTTCCTGTGAGATTCCCCAAGGCGGCTGGGAGTTAGCTGGAAGTGGGCTTTTGGCTGGTTTTCCGTTTGGGTGGTTCCAGTTCCCCGGTGCAGTACCCGCAAGACGCCTCGAAGACCTCGTTAGCCTCATGCCAGCGCTTGTGGTTTCCGTAGCCAGCGGCCACGGTTCGGCTCTTGGTCAGTCCCTCAATCTCAGCCTTGGATTTCTGGTGCTTGAGGTAGTCGTGCATCTGATAGTTGCCGTCCTGGTCCGGGCCGTGGACCCATCCCCGCTTTAGCAGTTCCTCGCCCACGTTGTCGCCCTTTTCCATGAGGGCGTCCTCGTCAATCACTCCATCGGTTTTGTACCTGTTGCAGTACGTCCACAGTTCAATGAGGTGCAACCGTGCCCAAGGATCACGGATCCGCTTGAACTTGGGGTGGTCGAATAGTTCGTTTGTCACGGTGATGTAGGCGCGTGTGTCTTTGCCTGACATTGGCGGCGTCTTTCCCCCGCTGTTGAGCGAGCGTGGGCGCGACACAGTGGAGGACTCCACAGCATGGTTGTGCAATGGCATGGAGTCCCCCCTGTTTTGTGTCGTGCTGGTGGTCTAGATGGTCGTGCGTGTGGCGCCGGGTCAGTCGTTGTAGACAGTCACCCGGATGCCGTGCACAACCCCACCGAACGGGGGCAGCCCACCATGGGCCAATACCAATTTCTCAATGTCGGACAAGCCGCCACACACCTCATAATTCAGCGTGTACTCGGTCTTGCCTCGGAGGAACGTCACCTTTTCCGTGAGCTCTTCACGGCGGGGCATGAGACTTGCCACCGCCGCCCTGGCTTCCGTGTAGGCCGCGCGGATAGCGTCCTCGCCTTTCTCATACGCCACGCCCTTGACGCTGTGGGGTCCAGCCCCACGCCAAACAGGCTTGGTTTTCTCTGTCCGCGGTTCCTCGCTCATGCTCGCGCCGCCCGGTCCATGTATCCCCGGCGCTCAACAGCCGGCAACACGTCCTTGCAATCCTGGCAGAGCTTCATTACCGGCTGACGGCGGGTTTTCGTCTCATAGATACCGCCGCAGCGGCGGCAGCACTTGAGGAACGAGTTGTCCGCAATGCGCAGTTCCTTATCCGTGATGGGCGCGGACGTGCCCCGGAAGCTTGTGGACGAACCCCCAAGGTTCGCGCGCAAAACTTGGCTCATGGTCCCGTAGCTCACTTTTCACCTCGCACGGCGTCGCGCTTGCGCTGCGCTGCCCGGGCAATGCTCTTACGGGCGGCCTTGCGAGCTACGGCCTTGGTCTTGTGACGCGGCCATGTGCGGGAGTCACGAACTCCCACCAATACGTTGGTTTCCCCAGACATTTGTAGCTGTTCCGTTCTTTGAGTTGTGGCGTTTAGTTTTGTTGCGGTTCCGGGTCGCTGAGTCCCCAAGACTCGGCCACCGGGTCTTGGCCGAACACTTCGCCGTTGGACTGGTCCACGGTCTGGTTCTCGCCAAGGTCTTCATATTGTGCGCCCTGGTCCGGCGCGTCGTTGATATTGTCCGGTGCCTGACGTGGCGTGTCGGCAACAGGTGCGCCCCCGGCGTTGCCCACGGCGGCGACTGGAACGGCCGTAGCGTTCCCAATGGCCACGGCACGGGCTTGCTCGCGCACGTACTCGGCGGACGTGGGAACCCACTTGCTGAGACTGTGCACGGCGGTCTTGAGCCACATCTGGTCCTCCCACTTTTTCCATGGGGAATAGTTGCCGTCCGCGCCTTGCGCCTCGGCCTTGACCTTCGCTATGTGGTCTGCGCCGTGTTCGATGATGCGGGACACGCTGCCGTCCTTCATGATGCAGTAGGCGTAAACGCCGATCATGTCCCCACGGTTAGCGGCGCGGCCAAAGTTGCCGCCTGGAATCTCATGGATGGGACGGTCGTTCACGCCTCGCACGTAGGTGTAAGTGTCGTTTTCGTGGACCACCTCAGCCACGATGGTGGCCACAGCCCCGGCCCGGAAAATGAGCTCAATTTCACCCTGGTATCCGGTGATGCCCAAAACGATCTGTCCACGGTTCTTGTCCCGGCGTGAGGTCAAATAGTATTCCGGCGTTCCAGGGTTCAAACCCTTTTGCGCGGCCTCGGACAGCGCCGAAATGAGGGTGTCCGGGTTGGCCAGCGCGGCTTGGGCAAGGTTGTTATCCCGTTGCAGCGCAGCGAGTGCCCCGGAGAGCCACGCGTCGCCCTTGTCCTTGAGGTGGGAGGGCAGCGTGCTGGTCAGTTGGCGGCGGTGGTGCAGCAGCAGCCCCCGGACTTGTTCCTGAACTACTAGGGCGCGTTCGTTAGCGGCGGTGCTCATGCTGCGGGTTCCATTTCTAGGAGTAGGTCAGCCGTGGGAAGTCCCCGGGCTGCGGTCAGGTACGGCGTGCCGCCCTGTTTGGACATGCGGGTGAATACCTTCCGGCCCCGCCACTTGGCTGTTTGGGTGTTGCCCATCTTGGCGGCAATCACGTTCTTGGCCGCTTGCAGCCGCAGGGCAAGTTCCTTGTCCGCTGCGTGCGTCTCGAAGAACGCCCGGGCTTCATCGTCCGTGAGGTCCACGGATCCGGGTTCAATGTCCGGGTGGAGCTTCCGAATCGCGGAGTAGGTCTGCAGGTGCCCGTCCAGCGGGTCAATGCTGGGTGTCCGGCCAGCCTCCAAAGCGTCCATAAACTCGGTGGCCTTCGCTTCCAGGATTTCCACATAATCGGGGTCCCAGGGGACGTAATACTTGGCGAAGTTCAGCCCCGTGGTCAGCACCGGGACGTGGACGCCCTCAATTTCCGGGTAGTGGGTTCGGATGCAGCGCATTTGCCATTGGGTCTGGTCGTAGTAGCCGAGGGGCACTTCCTCGGTGTCCTCGGTCCCCCACTCCCAATCGTTGTTTGAGCTCTTGACCTCACCCAATGACAGCAGCATGCCCGGATTCTTCGGGACCATGAAACGGTCAGGGGTGGCGGCGAAGCGCGGGGCGTCCTTGGCCACCCACATGCCCGTGGGCATCATTTCGTAATCGGGCATTTGGTCCGCGAACCAGTGGGCAATGGCGGGTTCCAGGTAGTGGCCGCGCAGGGCTTCCTCGCTCGCGGGGTCCGGGTCGATATTCCCGGCCATGCGGTGCCACATGCTGAAATAGCTGTCATAGGTGCTGTGCCCCATGATTGCCGCGATTTTGGACGCCGTGAGGAACTTCACCCATTCCTCACTACCGGGCTTGTGTCCGGGGATCGAGTGGTCGACGTACTGCGTGACCTCAGCCGCCGCCGTCACTTCACACCCGCCTTGTCCAAAATGGCGTTCACGGCGGCCATGAGGTTGCCCTCAGCGTTGACCACCTCGCGTTCCCGGTTGGCCTCGGTGTTCGGTAGGTCAAGCAACCATTCAAGGTCACCTTGCGGGTCCGCGATTTGGTGCCGCAGCATCCACAGTTCAAACGCGGCGAACAACTCATTTGCTGCCACCTCGCCCCGCAGACACAAGGCCACAACCCGGGCCGTCTGATCAATGGGGGCGTCCGCTGGCAAATCCTCGTAGGTCACCCGGAGGGCTTCCAGCACGATTTCGGCGCCTGTTTCGCGGGTCACGCTTGGGATGTTGTGGCAGACCTCAAAGAGGTTCAGATAAAGGGTTTTATCCGTGTCCAGGTGGATCACTTCCTTTGTAGTTTGTGGCGATTGGTGGAACGGTTTCACAGTAGTGCAAGGGGCTGACATTTACAAAGTCCCCCCCTTGACGTTTTAGGTGTCCGGGGAACCCTCAATAATCTGGTAAAGACGGGCCACAGACACCCCCGCCGCGTGGGCGATATCCTCGCGCTTCACGCCAGCTTCCTTGGCCGCCAGCACGGCCTTGCGGCGGGGTTCGTTGGCCCGGGCAAGGTCGCGCTTGTAACGCCTCTCAGCGATACCCCGCAGCCGTTCGCTGCGTGCTGTCCCCCGTGTCACATCGGACAGCAGCCGCTTGGCCTCGCCCGGGTCAACTTTGAGTGTCATTTGTCCGTGTCTGCCTTTACTTCGCCGTCAGAAATGATGATTGCGCCCTTGTCATGGTCGCCCACGCGTTCCATGATCACCTGGTAGCCCTGAGCGGCTGCCATGTCGGCCACCAAACGCATGTTCTTGCCGTCCAACAGCGAGCCGTCGCGAATAAACAGGGTCTTGAGCTTGGGCTGCAAAGCCATGGCCATGGCCATGCTCACCCTGATCTGTTCCGCGCTGGACGCCTGATTGAACGGCACGTCGTTGTAGGTCAGCCCGTCAGCGTCGAACCCCAACCCCTGGATGGGCCAAGCGGCCTTGGCCAGCCCCTCGGCTTTGGTGTCCTGAATGCTTGTAAGCTTCCCCGTGAGTTCGTCAGACTTGGCCTTGAGTTGCGCCAGCACCTTCACGCCTTGTTGGCGCTCAAGCTCCACACGCACGGCCTTGTTTGTCTCGCTCACGGTGTCCAGCTTGGCGCGCAATTCGTCCGCGTTGGGGGACGCTTGCGCAAGGTTGTAAGCGTCCGCCCGGGCAACCTCGGCGGCCTTTTGCTCGGACTTGGCGGCCTCCAGCTTTTCCTCGAAATACTGAACCGATGCCACCGCCTCGGTTACCCGTTCGTTGGCGCGGATCACGGCGGCGTTGATCGAGTCAATGCGCCGCAGCGAGTCCACCAGTTCGGCCACGTCAATCTCTTGTTCGGGCAATCCAGGGGCCGGGAGCGGAAAGCCCTTCAAACGGGCGTCCACCTCGTTCACGCGACGGTTCACCGCCGTGCGCTCGGTGAAGATTTCCGCAGCCTCGGCGTCCAGCTTGGCCGGGTCGAACGGGAGGTCGACTAGCGCCAAAAGCTGTTTCATCTGTTCCTTGGCGGACAACTGAGTGAACGCCAGCGGGTCAATGCCCACCTTGGCCGTGAGGGCGTCCAGAATCGCTTGCGGGGACTTGTGTTCCGCGCCCTCGCGGGTGGTGACCTTCACCGCCCCGGGCTTGCCGCGCTTCCACGTCCGGGTGACGATGATTTCCCCAAGGTCCACCGTGGCCTTTGCTTCGTCCTCGCCGTCGTGAATGGGGCGGGTGGTCTGCGTTTCGTTGGTCGCCTGACGGCCACCAATGGCCAGCCAAATGGCATCCAACACTGACGACTTGCCTTCGCCGTTGTCACCGCCAATGACTTGCAAGGTGCCGTCAAAGGCAAGGGACACGGCACGCAGCCGCTTGACGTTCTCGGCTTGCAGGGCAATCACTTTCATGGGTTCCTCGCTGTCTTCCTCAAATCGGGGTTCAATGGTCGTTTCGTCTTCATAGCTAATGGCCTTGGTTCCGTTCCACATGACCTCATAGCCGCCCGGGACATACCCCAGCACCTTGCCAAGCTGGTGGTTACTCTTGCGCACCACCTCGGCTTCCCGGGCAATCATGCGTTGCTGTGAATCCCGGACAACCGGAACACTTTGGTGCCGCTGGGAAGGGTCTGGAAAAAGGCGTATGTGGCCACGCATGGGAAGCCCGGGCCAACGAACTCACCCTGCATGTCCGGGTTGTCCGTGATCACGGTGCAAGGGACGTGGAACGCTTGCATGTCATCGGCAAGTTGGATGGTGCGCCCGTCGCACGGGCCACCCAGCAGTTGGGCGGTGATCATGCGACGTTCCGGGCCAGCATGTTGGCAATGGAATGACCAAGGATTTCCCGGTCCCGGTCAGTCATGTTGGCGGGGCGCGACTCCAACGCGTTCATGCCCCGGGCGAAGACGCCCTGCAGCCTCTGGTCGTGGAGTTCTTCCAACCGGGTCTTGGGTTCCGGGACCGGCTGAACAGGTGCCGCGCCGGCGAACCAGGACGCGAACCGGGCAAAGCAATTGCGAAGCTTTGACATGGCCAAGTGGCCTTTCTATGTAGTCGAATGTGGCGATTCGGTCAAACGGCATATCTTGTGGTGCCACTGATAAACTGACACCAGTAGTTGTGGCGATTACTGAAAAAGCCCCTGCGCTGGTGTGTCCAGCGCGGGGGCTTTTTGCTGTCTCACCCCTACCCTCAGCATACTGCCGCGGGTCTGAAAAAGACTATAGAGGGGGGCTATACGTTTTGCCAAGTCAGTCCAACGTAATACCAAGGCTTTCAGCGGCTCGCCACGTCGGCTGGTTCTGCTCGGCAGCCGTCCAGGTCGTGCCCACGGCGGCCTCGTACTGGTCCCATGTAGCAATGGCGTATTGCGCCACAAGGTTGTGGCCAGCCGGTATGACACCCGTGGACCTGATCTGAGTTACCAGCGTTGCCAGCGTCCCCGGCACTTCGTCCGCCCGGGCCAGCACCACAATGGTGTGGGCCGCCGTGGGCGAAGGGATCACCGTCACCTGTCGGTCACCAATCAGGAACCGCTTGGCCGCGTCCACAATGCTCTGAGTCGTGCCCACAGCCGGACGCCCGGACGCCACGAGGTCCAATAGGTACGCCCGGAGGTCAGTGGACGCAATGGCACGCTGCGAAGCGTTCACGCCCATAAGCTGCGCAATCCAACGCAGGGCATAGTCCGGGGTGGTGTTGGGGTCCATGAACGTCCCATTGAGCATGGAGTCGGAGAGGTCGCGAATACGTCCGGACACTTGCCCGGGGCCGTCCATGTACCTCAGCAGCGGGAACGCGCCCTTGTCCGGCCCGGTCACCGCGTCCATTTCCTGATAGGCAACCGGCAACCGGCTGAACCACATCCTGGTCCACCAGTGGATTATGTCTATCCGGTCCATGCGCGTGGAGCTCGATAGGTTGGCCACGCCGTCCCACGCGTAAATGTACTTGCCGTTGCCGGGTTCGTCCCCGTCCCACCACCCATCCGGGGGCAGCTTGGGGCCGTCCACAATCAGCACCCGGGCCAACTGCATGGTGTCTCCGGGTGCAAGCAGCCCGGTTGGCGCCTGAATCCACGGCCACACCTGAATGTTGGTGTAATCGTTGTTGACCTGAACACCCTCAATGCGAAGTTCCTGCCACGTGTTGGCCGGCACAAAGACGGTGTTGTTGGATATGTCCGTGGACACCTGAGTTGTGCCGTTCCGGGCACGCAGCAGCGGACGCACGTAGCGGTCGATGTTGTATTTCACCCACATGCTTGCCGATATCACCCCCGCGCTGCCCGGGGTGCTGGACTGGTGAATGACACCCGCGGAACCGCCCGTGCTCGCCACAGTTTGCACGGATTTGAGCGAACGGCTCGAACTCATGGGCGCGTCCGTGGATTGCCAGATTCGCAGCGCACCGCCTGTTCCGGCGCTGTTGCTTGAGCCAGTCACGGTGTTGGCTGTCATGTTCGTTAGTGACAGGCCAGCCGTTCCAGACCATGAATAAGTGAATTCAGCGTCGTTGGGTACGTTGCCGTCAAAGAACGGCCAAGGTACGGCAGTAACCCAGACAACCACGTCGATTGTCTCGCCCACGTCTACCGGGCCAGTGGCTACCGGCCACGCTTGGAGCTTCACGTAATCACCCGTGGCGGTTATCGTCACGGGGGGCAGCTGGGTCCATTCGCCGCCCGTGCATGAAACCGTGGCACCGCTGCCCGTGGTTACGTCCGACGCGTCAGCGGCCTTGAAGTTCCCAGACAAGCGCATATTCCTGGTGATGGAGGGGCGAACCCACGCTTGCCACGTCCTCGTGTCCCCAGCAACCCCCGGAGTCTGCCCTGCAGTGTCCCGGTAGTACGGGCCGCAACTGTTGGCCGTGTTCGCGGTGGTCTGCGTGTAACGGATGAACGGCCCACCGTCAGGGATCCGCGTATCCGGGCCACCGGAGGCCACAAGCGAGTTCACGGCGGCACCACCAAGGCCAGCGGAAACATTCCACCAAGCCAGCGACGCGAAACCACGCGAGTTGCCAATGAAGTTGGTCAACACCGTGGTGGTCCCAGCGCTGCCCACCATGTCCGGGTTGGTGTTCCGGTTCCTCAAAATAGCCATGCCAGTCCCCTTAGACCACGTTCACGGTGACCGTGCCAAGAATCGGCAACGGCGCCTTGCCAGCAAGTGCAATGTTCGCCGGGGCGCTGGTCACCTCAGCCACGCCAGCGGTGGCAGCCACCTTGGCCACAATCGCGTATTGGCCCACCACGGGGTTCCAGTCCCACGTCTTGGCGTTCAGCCAGTCAGCAAGGGTGGCCGCAACGTTCGCCTGGACCTGTGCCGCGGTGAACCCAAAGGACGCTTTCACGCTCACGGTGATATTCACCGTGGTGTAAGTGGGGTCAATGACGCTGACCTTGAGCGAGCTCAACGCCTGACCGGCCAGCCAGCTTGCAATATCCGCTGTCACGGTTCCGGGCAGCGCGGCGCCGTTGGCGTCGGCCAGGGCCACGGTCACATAGCCCACGGCGGGGTTCACCAGCGGTTGGGCCGGGTTGTAGAGGTCAAAGACCTTAGCGCGCCCCACCTCGGGCCGGGACGCGGCAGCGAACTGGAAGGATTCCGGCAGCACCAGCGTGGAGGTCAACCGGGCCAGCGTCGCGGACGCGCGCCCCTGGAACTCTTGGTCAGCTTCCGGGCCAGCGCCACCAGACAGGGCACCAACGGTGACGACACCCTCAACGAATTGCAGGGTGTCCACAACTTCCATGGTCGTGCCGCCCGGGGTGGAGTTGCCCACCGCGCCCAAGTATTCGGAGTACACGTCCACTTGCCCGGTGGTGCCCTCGGAAACGATGATTTCCAGCTGGTCCTTGGTCAGGAAATCCACGGTTTCGCCCGTGCCGGGGATCGGAAGCCGCAGCCTCGTGCCAGCCGGTATGGTCTGCGTGGGGGCACTGTTCGTAACCGTGAACTGGACCCGGCCCGTGACAGGCGCGCCCGGGTTCCGGGCCACACCGTAGAGCTTCATCAACTGTTCCACGATCTGCCCGGGCAGCATTTGGATAGCCAGAATTTCCGGCCCCAGCATCACCGCCAGGGACTCAATGAGGACCATTTCAGTGTTGCCCGTGCGTGGCTGCCATTCCGGCAGTGCGGCCATGGCGTAGGCCGTCGCCGCCGCCACAAGGTCCGGTTCCGTGCCGTAGTTGAGCAGGTTCAACGCCTCGTATTCGGGTACGTCAGCCATTGTTTTGGGTTCCTGTTCCGTCAGAATCGCGTTGCCACGCCACGACGGCGCGCACAACCTGGTCAGAGCCGTCTACCGGCTCGCTGGTGACCGATTGAATGGTTATTCCGGCTGGTCCGTACTGGTCCAAGCCCACCTGAATATCGCCCGTGTCCAACCCCGCAAAAGCAGGATCGGGCACGCCAAAGGCCGGGTTCATTTGCCGCTCGCCCATGTGGGTCAGCACCAAAGCCACAATGGCTTCGTCAACCTCGCGGTCAGTGCCATAGCCCACCGTGGCGGCGGTGCCGTCCGGGTTCAGCCGGAAGGGTATAGAGAGGGGACCAGTAGCCATGGCGCAAGCATGGCAGCCGGGGCGGGGCGGCTGTGGGACGGTGCGCCGTTGCGGCTCTAGTAGCACCCCGCTACAGTTGAATGACCACAACTACCGAAAGGCACCCCATGCCCAAGAAACCTGTTCGCCTCGTGGACTACAACCTGATAGCCAAAACCCTCCATGTGGAACCCAAGGCTGTGCGAGCTTGGAAAATGCGCGGCCTCATGCCCGTGCCTGACTTTGAAATCAGTCATTCCCCGGGGTGGAAGCCGCAGACAATCCAACCGTTCATTGAGCATGTCCAGCGCACGGGCAAGCCCGGTGGATTCGCAAAGGTTGCATAAGTCTGTAGCGGGGTGCTACATTTCTTTCTGTAGCAACCAGCCACAACGAAAGGGTAAGAAATGTCTACCGAATTCAGCACCGAAATTACGTTCTCCGAACTGATCGAAGCCTTTGCCGCTGAGGGCATCAACGCCGCCGTGGAAGACACGGGCGGCGGCTGCGCTACCCTGATCGTTGACGGCGGCGCGTTGCAGGTTGGCCCGGGCGTTATCGGTGAGGGATTCGACACCACCGAACTGTCTTACGGGTTCTACACGGCAGACGGCGAGGAAGACTCCGACGCCGTATGGATCGAACCCCACACGTCCGCCGCCACTATCGCGGCTGAAGCCGCCGCAGCCTACCGCGAACGCAAGGGTGAGGCAGCCCCAGCCACCAAGACCGTCAAAGCCTCGGAACTCAAGCGGGGGGACGTGGTGCACGCCTACCAGCTTCGCGTCCGCTTGGCTGAGGTCTTCACCGCCCCCGCCTACGGGCAAGAGGAATCCCTCAAAGCTGAGGGCCACGCCCCGCTTGTCTACTACTCCACGGGCACCGTCCTGAACCCGGAGGAAGCGGTGTCCAACGGCTTCCCGAACAGCTACATGGGGCGCGCGGAAGACGGCACCCGGACGTGGCAAGTCCAGTCCAATGACCGTTGCACTTGGGCCGTTGAGGTCTAACCGTGCACGCCCTCACAATCGTGGTGTTGGTCGCGATATGCGGCCTCGCCATAGCCCTCCCATCAGCAATTCGCCACGACAAACAAAGGAAAGCAGCCATGAAAAACACCAAGAAAGCAAGCGAAATCGTACCCGGCGACAAGGTGTTCACCACCGAATCCCCCAACATGGCCAAGGTCGTGACGGCAAGCTACCCGCTCGGTGACCGCTGGGGCTTGGAAGTGGAGGGCATCCGTCAGATACTCCAGGTAGAGGCTGACGACACCCTGCAGGTTTGGACCAACTGACCATGGACCAGCAGGAAGTCATAGCCAAGGCAGTGGACGGCATGCTCGCGGACGTGAAGCGCCTTATGGACACCGGGGAAGTCCCGGCCCACGCTTACCCCTCGGCGGCGCTGGACGCCCACATGGACGTGTGGGAATGCCTCGCCAACCATGCGCCGCAGGACCAGCCCACCAAGGACGCCCAAGCCGCCTTTGACTCAGCGGTTTACCAGCAGTTCAGTGCCCGGTTCAACGCCACCTTTGACCCATGGCAAGCCCCGCCACCGTCCACCCCCGAACAAGTCCGGGACATACTCCACGCCATGCTCGAAATGAGCCATGACGAATGCCAATGGGGGACGGCAGAGAGTACCGAATTCACCCCCGACGCCGACGCCGCGCACCCCTCGCTGACCATGGACATTGACGGCCAGCGGTTCCGCGTGGAAGTCCGAAAACTCTAGAAAGGCCGCCAGCGATGACCACCACCACAGACCCCAAGTTCCCCGACGTTGAGGTCCAGCTAACCGGGGAAGACGGCAACGCGTTCTTTATCGTCGCCCGGGTCCGCAAAGCCCTTGAGAGGGCGGGGCACCGTGAGGAAGCCAAGCAGTTCTTTGACCAAGCCCTCAAGGGAACGTATGACGAACTCATACAGACATGCATGGAATGGGTGACCGTCCACTAGCCCCCAACAGAAAAGCCCCCAGCCGATTGGCTGGGGGCTTTTCTCATGCTCGCCTACTCGCGGGTGCTGTGGCGGGGTTCGTACTTGATAGCGGGAATCGCGCCGTCAGGGGAAGTGGCCTGAGTCTTGACGCCAGCCTTGGCAAGCAGTTCCAGGGCTTGAGCTTGTTCATGTGCGCGGACCTCGGCAGCGGACGCCGTAACAAGGGTGTTCTGTGCTGCCGTTTCAAGGTTGGTGTGCTTGAGCAGACCGTAATGGGTGCCAACGGCCACAAGGAACGTCAAGAGGCCGAACGCCAGCGCGGTGCCCAAGTTGTAGGGCGTGTTGGTCTGTAGCGCCGCCACAAGCTCGGTGACGATGGACGACAGCACCGACAGCGCCGCCAACAGGATGCCACGCGTCCCGGGCTGGGTCACGCGAGTGGTCACAAGACCCACCAACAGGGTCATGACCGTGCCGCCGAATAACTGAACAAAGAACTGCCACTGGGGAACGTCGAAAACAATCATGATTGATTTATCCCTTTCTTACGGGAGGTTGAGAACTTGGCCAGCCTGGATATAGTCCGGGTTGGTGATGCCGTTGACCCGGGCCAGGTCATTGACGTTGACGCCGAACTGAGAGGCGATACCGCCCAAGGTGTCGCCGGGATCCACGATCACCTGAGACACCCCGGACGGGGCCGGGGCTGCCTTGGCCGTCTGCGTGGGCAGATTGAGCAACTGACCGGGGTAGATCAGGTTGGGGTTGGCAATACCGTTGAGCGCCACCAGCGCGTTGAGGTCCACCCCGAACTGTTCGGCAATCCCGGCCAGGGTGTCCCCGGCATCCACGATGCACTGAGACACGGCACCCGGCTGTTGCAGCGGACCACCGCCCGGGAGGTTCAAGACCTGCCCCGGGTAGATCAGGTCAGCGTTCAGCCCCGGGTTGATAGCCACAATGGCGTCCACCGTCGTGCCGAACTGCGCAGCAATGGCCGTGAGCGTGTCCCCGGGCTCAACAATGCACTGCGTCGGAGTCCCGGCAACAGGCGGCGCCGTGGTCGTGGGAGGAAGGATAGCCACCCACCGGCCACCGGCTGCCAACGTCTGCCACGCGGCCATGTCGCCGTAGAACACATTCAGGTCCAGGTCGCCGCCGTAACCGGGCAGCCGGCCGCTCTGGCTGTACTGCCACATGACAAGGTTCCAGCCTGGAACGCTCGGCGGTGCGTTGAGCGGGGACCATGACTGGACGACAGGCAGCGGGTAACGGGCGCACCACAGCGGATACTTGGCTTTCACCACGTCCCAGCCGGGCTGGTTCGCCACGGTCTGGTTGGCGTAGAGCCAGGGGCGCTTTTCCGTGGCCGCGGCCACGAGGTCCAGCCAGTCATTGGCCCAATCGGTGCGGTGCGTGTTCTCTGCCTCGAAGTCCAGGACAAGAATGTCGTCCGGGCCGATGTAGGGGCGCACCACGGAAAGGAACCAGTCCGCTTCCGCCTGTGGGGTGTTGCCGGTATCGGCGTAGGGACGGGCGAAGTGGTAGTGAAGGATGGGCAGCCCGTCGCGGCGCGCCTTGCCCACGTTGTTCACATACTCCGGGTCCGTGTACCCGCCGCCCTCGGTGGCCTTGATGCCAACGAACTGCGCACCCGTGCCGCGAATGTTCAACGCGCTGCCCTGGTGCATGGAAATGTCAATGCCGTTGAGCGTGCCCGTGGCCGGGGCCGGGAGCGCCGGCGCGGTCGTGCCGGACACCTTGGGACGCAGCCAGCCAACGACGCCGCCAGCGCCGGGGATCACATAGCCCACGGTGGCTTTCTGCGTGGGAAGCCGCCCGGAACCGTCAGCGTTCTGTTGCAGCACGGTCATGCTGTAGGCGTCAGCCCACAGCACCACGGCAATGTGCCCGTAGGGGTTCCAGTTGTCGCCGCCCCAAATCACAATGTCACCGCGCTGCGGGTAGCTGTTGAGGTCACCCACAATGTTGGGGATCGAATCAAAATAGGCGTTGCTCTTGGGGTAGTGGTCCTTGGCGTTGCCGCGGCCAAACGTGGTTTCCCACGACACCTCCGGGTAGCACGCCATGGCGTAGGCAATGGCGGTGTCTACGCACTGGAATGCATACACCCCGTCCGGGTCGTAGTAGTTCCCGGCAGCGCCGGTAAGGAACCGTTCCTGTGAGGCTGTGAGGGTCATGGCTGGTTTTCCTCTTTCTCGTTGAGTGCTGCCTTACGCAGCCGTTCCAAACGGGCACGCCGTTGGGCTTTCCAAAACGTGCCAGTAATGAGCCAGATAGCCGCAATGAGGCCAGCTATCAGGACGTTGTAAACAGTGATTCGGACCTCTCGCGAATCCACCAGCCGGCTGAACAGCAGGAAGATAATAAGCGAGTCAAAAGACCAAATCAGATACAGAAAGACGCGCCCCGCTGGGTAGTGCTGCCAGCGAGCTCGGCGCATGTAGTAGTACGTCAGGACAGCCAGCGAGCTTGCCAGAATGACAAGCAAGACCACGGTCACCGTCGTGTGTTCGGTGAACATGAACGTGATTGCTGCCAGCATCATCACGCCCACGCCGACGCCAATTTCCTTTTTCATCATGTCCCCCTAAAGACAGCTTCCAGACCCTTGGTCCAGTGGTTTTCCTCCCGAATGGTGCGCTGACGGGCGCCCACATGGATTGATTCGGTATGGAGGGCGTCAGCCAACTGCCTGACCTGTGCCGCTTCCACCACGGCTGCGGACGTCACCTCTTTATCGGCGTCCGTTACGTGGTACTTGTGCCAACCAAACAGCTTGCTGAGAAATGCATTCACTCGCCTACCCCCGTTTCGGCGTCTGCTTGCGTCTTCTCCCTAACGGCGGTCATGACCTTATCCATGGACTTGCCCACCTCCAGGACGCCGGGAAGCGCCCGGGCAATGGTGCCCACGTCGCCAGTCAGGGACTCGGCTATGGCCTTCCAGGAATCCCGGTCAGCCTTGATTTCGTTGTAGTAGAGCTTTGGAACCAGGAACCGGCCCGTGAGGATCGAAATCACAACCAGCCCCACAATTGCCCAAGGGGTCAAGTCGGTGCCGATCCATGCTGGGATATCGGAGAACATCAGCTAGCCGCCAATTCGTTGAGTTGGTCCTGCAGCTTGGTGATTTGGTCCCGCTGTTGACGGGCAAAGGACCAAAGCGCATTGACCATGAGTTGTTCGTTGATCGTTTGGCAGTTCTCCCGCTCGGTGCCCTCGCCGTCGTAGCTGACGTACTCGGTTAGTCCGGCGTCGTGAATATCCTCGGCAAGGAAGTTCACCCGCCACGGGGCGGCGTCGCCCATTTCTTCCACGTTTTCCTTGTACTGGAAACGCTTGGGTTCCACCTGGTCCAGGACTTCCAGCGGCACCTCATAGGCACGAATGTTGGTCTTGAATTTCTCAGACGACAGGTTGTAACCAAGGCCGCCCGTGGAGTTCACCCACACGGCCCGGAAGTTGGATCCGCTCGCGGCGTTCGTGCTGTAGATCGTGGGAGCTTCCACCACGCCGTTGTCGTAGAAAGTCATCCACGAACCGACGTTAGGGGACCGGATAGCCCGGGCGGTGGCACTCGTGCTGATAGCCGCCGTGAACGTGGCAACGTCCAGCTTTCCGGCCCGGGCGGCGTTCATCTGGTCGTCAACGTAGAGCTTGTTAGCGCCGTGAATGTCAGCGGTGGGCCGGTTGATCTGGATATTGCCGTTGTTGTCACGCATGACAATGTTCCCGGTGTCGTAGACCGCCGTGGCGCCATAAAGGACGTTGTAGGCAGCGGACGACATGAGGCCGGTCTGCGTGGCGGACGCCGTGGGGACGCCCGTAATATCCGCCCACGGGTGGGTGTGCGCGGACGGCGCGTAAGTCGCCGGCGGGTTCGTGATTTGCGCCCAAGTGTGGGTGTGCGTGGTTGCTGCCTTACCGGAGGCCACGCTGTCCACGTAGGACTTATTGGCAATGTCCGCCGCCACAGACGGCGCCGCCACCTGGGCGCGCCCCGCAGCGTCCAACAGCACAAGAGTGTTGGCGGTTGCGGCGGCACTCGCGTTGTCCAGCTTGGTCTTATCCGCAGCGCTCATGCTGCCAGCGGTCGCGCCGGACGCAGCCGGCAGACGGGCCGCCGACAGGGTGCCCGTGTTGATATCCGTAGCGCTGTGCGTGTGCGCCGATGGGGTGAACGTCGCCGGGGCGTCCGTGAGGTCAGCCCAAACATGGGTGTGCGCGGACGGGGTGAATGATGCCGGGAGGCTCGTTATCTGCGTCCACGGGTGCGTGTGCGAGCTTGCCGCCCTGGTTGCCACTTGGGCGTCCACATAGGTCTTGTTCGCGATATCGCCGCCACCGGACGGGGCAGCCACAGCAGCACGCCCGGACGCGTCCAGCATCACCAACGTTGAGGGGGTGGCCAGCGCCGTGGCGTTGTCCAGTTTGGTTTTGTCAGCGGCAGACATGGACCCAGCCGCCGCGCCTGTTGCTGCGGGAAGCCTCGCGGCTGCGAACGTCCCGGAAGTGACGTCGGCGGCGGCGTGGGTGTGTGCCGCTGGGGTAAAGGTGGTGGGCACGCCGCTGGTGATATCGGCCCAAGCGTGGGTGTGGCTGGTGTTCGCCTTGGTGGCCACCTGAGTGTCCACATAGCTCTTGTTCGTGATTTCCGCAGCCAGAGCCGGAGTTGCGACTTGGGCGCGTCCGTTGGCGTCGAGCATGACGATGGTGGACGGCGTGGCGGCGGCACTTGCGGCGTCCAATTTGGTTTTGTCAGCCGCGGACATAGAGCCAGGGGCGGCGGTGGTTCCCACGGGAATGCGAGCCGTCGCGAAAGTGCCGCTGGTGATATCCGCAGCCGCGTGCGTGTGGGACGTGTTGGCCTTGGTGCCAACCTGGGTGTCAACGTAGCTCTTATTGGCCGTGTCGCCAGCAGCGGAGGGGGCAGCCACCTGAGTGCGCCCATTGGCGTCCAACATAACCAGCGTTGAGGGCGTCGGCAGCGAGTTGGCCGCGTCCAGCTTGGCCTTGTCCGTCTTGGACATGGCCCCGTCAACGGCTGCGGTGGCCAACGGCAAGCTGTGGGTGTGGTCAGCGCGCGCGGACCTCCCGGACGTGCCCTCAACCGCCGCAGCACCCGGGACAATCGCGGACCCGGCACCGCCGCCGCCGTTCGTGGTTACCTCTTTCCACGTCGTGCCGTTGTCGAAATACAGACGGTCGACGGTGGTGTCCCAGTAGAACGCCCGGGCTTTGCCAGCGGCGGGGCGCTGCGCTGTGGTGCCCTGTTGAGCGACAGCCACCAGCGCCTCCAAAAGGGCCACCCGGTCATTGGACTTAACGCGCCCCGGGTGCGGGTCGGCGCCGGAACTGTATTGCTCAAGCCCAAGACGGGGCGAATTTGAAACGGCCATGCCCCCATGGTGGAGGTCATGACCGTTTGACTGTGGGACGGGCTAGGGTGTCACCCCAACAGGAAACTGACCTCAATGGAAAGGTAGGTAACCGCGCCCGTGCCGGCGACGTACACCGTGCCGTCCGGGTAGACCACGCCGAACGTTGCGCCGATGCTCGCGGACTGGAACATAACCGGGAACCAGCGCTGAGAAACAGGCCGGTAACCAGCCGGGAGAACCGCCACGTTCGTGCCCAATGAGCCGGTCTTGATGAACGCCTTGTATTCCACGCGCTGCCCGATTCGGCGCACCTGGGAGGTGGCATGCACCCCGGTGTCGTAGTTGACCCATGGGGCCGTAAGGGTGACGTTCACCCACCCGGTGTCGTCAGATATGGCGTCAAGCGTGGTTTTGTCCGCAGCGGACATGGCGCCGTTGGCGCTTGTGGTGGCCAGCGGTAACCGGGCGGCGGCCAGCGTTCCACTGGTGATATCCGCCGCGGCATGGGTGTGGCTGGTGTTCGCTTTTCCAGCGGCCACCCCGTCCACGTAGTCCCGGCGCGTGAGCGACTGGGGAAGCGCCGATTGGGCTTGCCCGGACGGCATGTAATAGTTGGTGGCCGTCAGGTCGCCGGTGCTGTTCCGCAACGCCAGCGTGCTGCCCGTGGCGCTGATTGTGGCCGCGTCCAGAATCGCTTTGTCAGCGGCAGACATGGCGCCGTTAGCGGCTGAGGTCGCCAGCGGAAGACGGGCCACCGGAACCGTGCCACTGGTCAGGTCCGCGGCGCTGTGCGTGTGCGCGGACGGGGTAAAGGTGGTGGGCTTGTCCGTCAGGTCAGCCCACAAGTGGGTGTGGCTGGTGTTCGCCTTGCCGTTGAGCGCGGTCTGCGTGGCAGTGCTTACGGGCTTGCTCGCGTCAGAGGTGTTGTCGACGTTCCCAAGCCCCACGTCACCCTTGGCAAGCACCACGGTGCCCGTTTGTCCGGCAACGCTGACCACTTGCCCGGTGGCCATGAGCTCTTTCCAGTCAGCGAGCGTGCCCGGGCTGTCCGTGGACAGCGCATAGGTCTTGCCGTTGTCGGACCTAATGGCCATGTCACCGCGCTGTGCTGTCAACGCGAGCATGGCCGCCTGAGTGCCCACGGTGAACACATCATTGACGGCCAGCGGGGGCAGCGCTGCGGTGGGCACGGTGCCCGTAATGTCCGCGTAGGTGTGCATGTGGCTGGTGTTGGCTTTCGTGGCCACTTGGGTGTCCACGTAGGACTTATTGGCGATATCTGCCGCAACTGAGGGGGCAGCGACTTGAGCGCGCCCTGCAGCGTCCAGCATGACAAGGGTGGACGCCGTGGCCGCCGCGCTGGCAGCATCCAATTTGATCTTGTCAGCAGCGGACATGGACCCGGCTGTTGAACTGGACGCAGCCGGGAGGCGCGCGGCGGAAAGCGTGCCCGTGTTGATATCGGCGGCGCTGTGGGTGTGCCCGGTGTCGGACTTCCCGGCAAGGCCAGTGTCCACATAGGTCTTGTTCGCAATGTCGGTGGTCGCTGACGGGTTCGCTACCTTGGCCCGTCCGGCAGCGTCCAGCATGACCAGCGTGTTGGCCGTAGCAGCGGGGCCAGCAGCGTCAAGCTTGGCCTTATCCGCTGCGCTCATTGCACCCTGGGCGGCACTCGTGGCCGCTGGCAGCAGGGCAGCAGCAAAGACGCCGCTGGTGATATCGGAGGCCGCGTGCGTGTGCACGCTGTTGGCTTTACCGGCCAGCAACGTGGTGACGGTGGCAACGTCCTGGACTTCCTTCCAGCCGCCGAACGCGCCCGTGGAATACTTGGCGCGCCAAAACATGCGGGTGGTCGTGTTGTAGACCGTGTACCGCTGATAAATGAACGACGTGGACGGGCTGAACACCTCGCACAACCCGGCCAGCGGCACCGGGTAGTTGGCGCTGATAGCCGCCGTGGCATTGAAGGACTGGTGGTAAATGTCCGGGGTCTGGTAGTCGTTGAGGTCGTGCGCGGTTTGCGGCAACAGGGTGGGGTTCTTGGGCAGCCTCGCGGTGTCCCCGGCGTCCACGTAGCTCTTGCGCGTCGCGGCGTTGTTGGCCGTCTGGACGCCGCCGAGGTAAGCCTCTTGCACCAGAATTGACCCGGACGCGCCGCGCCGCGTGATGGTGTTGGGGTCCGCCGTGATGGAACCCAGCGCGTCCGCGTAGTCCTTACGGACGGCGTTATCCGGCCCGGTGGGCGGGTCAGCCAGGTGCACGCCCTGGAACGCCGGGAACGCGGACGAATCGCCGTACTCGCGGCAAATGATCATCAGGTCACCGCGGGAGTCCTCCACCGCGCCAACCATGACGCGTTCGCCCACCGTCAGCTTGTAAGAGGCCGCCGGCATAGGGCCAATGGGGGTTTCCCCTGACAGGCGCGGGATAAGAACCCAAACCATGCCGTCAGAACGCACTTCAGTGACGGTCGCGCGGAAGAACGACGGCACCGCGTCCGGGGCGGTAGGCCGTCCTTGCCTCTTTACCGCTTGCTGAACTGCGCTGGTCAAATCGTTGCCCTTTCAAAGTACGAAACCCCGGGAATCATCCATGCCCGGACCCGCCGCCCGGGCACGTCAGGAACCACGGACAACCCGGCGCCGTGGGACTCGATCAATCCGCCGTTGGTGACCAACGCGAGCCGCCCCGCCGCCGTTTCCACCACTGAACCATATGGGGCAGAATCCACGGGGACGCTGAACCCGTCGCGTTCCAGGACAGCCAAGAACTTGGGATCCTCACGCGGCCAATTCCACCCTTCCGGCGCGCAAGCATGGCTGACGGCCTCGGCAATGGACACCGGCAGCCCCTCATGGGACGCGTAGGAATCATCAGCGCTGGCAGCGCCGCGCAAGTCGCTGACCAGCCGGGACACCCGGGCCAACACCAGCCAAGACCAAATGGTTTTCATCAGGCGAACTTTCGCGGTCGTAGGTAGCCTTGCAGTCCTTGTTTCGTGAGTACCTGGTATTGGGCGGGGCCGGGATTCTGAGTGAAGGTGTAGAGCTGACCGCCTCGGTCTTCCACAACAATGCACACGTGCCCGTAGCCGCCGCCGTAGTACGAACCCCAGCAAGCAATGTCACCCTTTTGGGCGCGGCTGCCAGCCGGGATACGCACATAGTTGGCGTTCGCTGCGGGGTTGCCGTACCACTGGTTGCCGTTGCCGAAGATCGCGCCGCCGCCAATGAACTGCGTGTTGTAGAGGCTCACCAAGTCCACGCACTGCGCACCATAAGCGCCGTCCGTGTCCACATACTTGCCCTTGGTGCGAGCCATCCACCCATCTACGCCTGTCAGGTTCTTGCCAGCCCCAGCCGTGCCGCTTGAGCTCACCACGGTGGTGGTCTTCGCGGCACTGCCGGCGGTGCCCGTGCCGGTGTTTTCCGGTGGGATCACCGGGTCAATGGGCCGCTGGCATGACAAAGTGACGGCCCCGGCCACGGTCATGGGGTAGCTGACACCAACCACGATCCAATCCCCAGCCATAGAACCGACGGCCGCGCCGGTCAGCGTCACTTTGTCGCCCGGGCGCGCTTCGTCAGCGTCCGGGGAAATCACCCGGAACGTGATGGACTCAGCCGGGTTGCTGCCCGGGTCCACCCCGTACTGTGGCATGCCTTGCAGCGCGTCGGAGTAGTCAAACCAGTTGTTCCAGTAGAACTCCCAATGACGGCCACCCCAATCAACTTTCATGAGCCAGGACGGGCGCGCGAACACCAGCACGGTGCCGTATTCGTACAGCCAGCAGCCTGTTGCCGTCGCGAGCGCGGCCAGCACGTCCCAAGTGCTTTCCTTGTCCTCGCCGTCGCTGGCAGCCCTCACGATGGTGCGGCGGCCAAGCCCGGGCTGAACCACGGTAGTCATGCCCCGGCGCTTGCCCTGAGCCACCACCCATGCGGCCACGTCCTGATCACCCCACGAGTTGCCGCCCACCTCGGACTTGAAGCCCTCCACGAACGCTGACGGCGCTTTGACCGTCAGTTCCGGGCCAGCGCTGCCCGAACTCACGGACACCACGCGGCTGACCATGTGCCAGCCCCCATACTTCACCGTGGCCCCGGCGCTGAGGACACCGGAACGGAAGGTCGACAGGTCCATGCTGTCCAGGAACGTCAAAGAGAACTCAGTTACCTGGCTGGTGCTGGTGGAAAAGCTCGCCTTGATGCAAGCGTCCACAAGGTCAGCTTCCAACCCCTTGCCGGTCACTGAAATGTTCTTGAGCCGGTTATTGTCTAGTGTGCTTCCCACGCCCGTTACCCCGGAATCCTGTAGACCTGACCGGGGAAGATCAGGTTAGGGTTGCCGCCGATAATGGCACGGTTCATGTTGTAGATTTCCGGCCACCGGGCACCGTTCCCAAGGAAGCGCACGGCAATGTTCCACAGGCAATCCCCGGACACCACCCGGTAGGTGCGAGCGGGGGCGGCCACGGGCTTGGGCGGGGCGGCGGGTGCCTTGGGGACCGGGCGCGGCTTGATCGCGTTGGCGGTCACGTCCACCCATTCCTCAAGCGTCCACGTAATCGTGGCGTTCGATATGGAGTTGTCCACGGCGCGCCGGTTCACCTGGACGCCCAAGTCCTTGATGGTCCACCAGCAGGGTTGCTCGAACGGGCCGGACCCGTTGGGAAAGCGCACCTGAACCCCAGCAGCGGACAGGTTCGTGAAGCGCTGGACAATCGGCTCAATGGTTTGCTGGTAGTCCAGGCTCGCCACGGTCTGGGAAAAGGACAGTTGCCGCAGCCCGGGCGAAATCTGCCGGGTAATGGCTTTCTTGCCCTCCCGTTCGATCTGCCCGAACCGGGCCACGTCGCTGTAGCTGAACACCGTAGGGGTGGAATGCATGGACCCCTGGAACCCATCCCGGGTAATCACCCGCATGGTGTGCCAATACTGGGGCTTTTGCACCAGGATGCTGACCATTAGTAACCCCGCCTCTTGATTTCCTCGAACAGTTCGTTGACTGCCTTTTCCACCTGTTCCGCAATGTCAGCCGCCGTGTCAGCGTTCCCGCCTTGCACGTCGACCTTGACCTCAACGGCGCCGCGCGAAATGACAAGGGTCTTGCCGCCGCCGCCCATGGCCGAAACCAGCGACGCGGTGGGGCCGGACCCGGCAGGGCGTCCCCCGGACGCCTCGCGGTTGGCCGCCATGATGTTGCGGGGGCCAAGGGCCGCTGTGAGCTCGGGGACCAGCACGGACTCGCCACGGGACAGCATGGCCGGGATCGTGTCCTTGCCCGGGCCGAACCCGGGCAGGACAGTGCCGCCGCCGGCGTAACCCAGCACGCCGCCGCCCTTGTAGACGCCGCCGCCGCTGTTGTTCGGCATGACGCCTTGCCCGTTTTCGTCCTTTTGGATGCCAAGCCAGTCCTGAATGCCACCCAGCGGGTTGTTCGCGAAATCACCGATGCCCTTTACGGCATCACCCACGGCCTTGGCGATATCCCCGAAAATCTTGGATATGGCGTCTGCCACTGGCTTGAGCTTTTCGGACCAGAAAGAAATGAACCCCTGGAAGCCCTTTATCAGGCCGTCAATCCACTCTGACACGCCCTTTATGGCCCCGCCGATGGTTTCGGAGAACCAGCGCCCAACCTCGTTGATGATTGGCATAAGGGTGTTGTTCCACCAGTCCGTTAGACCGTTGAACGCCGCAATTATCCCGTCCACCACGGGCTTGATGATGTTCTCGTAAATCCATGTGAACACGTCATTGAACCACTGACCGACAGCCTGGAGGGCTGGCAGGAAAGTGTTATTCCACCAGTCCACCACTGAGTTGAAAGCAAAGACCCAGACGTCCACGGTGGGCTTGATTACGTTGTCGTAAATCCACGTGAAGATATCAGAAATCCACTGACCGAACGCTTGCAGCGCCGGAATAAAGGTGTTGTTCCACCAGTCCACAACCATGTTGAACGCGAACACCCAAGTGTCAACCGTGGGCTTGATTACGTTCTCATATATCCAAGTGAAGATATCCCGGAACCAGTTACCCACGGCTTGCAGGGCCGGGAGGAACGTCTGATTCCACCAGTCCACCACCATGTTGAAAGCCCCAACCCACAGGTCAATATAGGGCTTGATCACATTGTCGTAAATCCACGTGAAGATGGACTGGAACCAGTCACCCACGGCTTGGAGGGCTGGCTGCAGTACGCCATTCCAGAAATCCACCAGCTTGTAGAACAGGGCCACGGCAATGGTCGTGGCGTTCCAGATAAGCCGCTGAATCCAATCGAAGATAGGGGCGAAGAAATCAGCTACGGCTTGCAGGGCCGGGAGGAAAACGCCGTTCCAGAAATCAACCAGCATGCCCCAGCCGTCAACGAAAAAGCCGATGAAATCCCGGACCCAATTACCCACATTCGTGAACAAGTCCGAGAACCACTGACCCACAGCGAAAATGAGCGGCATAAGCACGGTGTTCCACCACGTCGTGACGTGGCCCCAGGCATCCACGAACATGCCCACAAAGTCGCGCACCCAGTTGCCCACGTTGGTGAATAGGTCCGAGAACCACTGGCCTACGGCTTGCAACCCGGGCATGAAATCGGTGTTCCACCAACTGACCACGTTGGCGAATGCTTCCTGAATCCATTTCATGGCGGCGTCTACGCCGTCCTTGAACCAACCCACATTGTTGTAAGCCCAAATCACACCGGCCACGAGCAGACCAATGCCGGCAATGATCGCCAGAATTGGCCACACGGCGGCGTTCGTGGCGATAGCAAAAGCGGTCTGTGCAGCGGTCATGAGCCAGATACCAGCGGTTACCCCGTACTGGACCGCTTTCATGATCACAAAGCCAGCGGTGCCGCGCTCGGTGGCTGCCGTCTGCGCCTGAGTCAGTGCCGTGCTGGTGCCAATGGCGACTTGGAAGCCAACCTGCGCGCCGGTCAGCAGCATGGTGGCTACCTTCCAGGCGGCCATGGCGGGGCCAGCGAGCTTGGCCACGATCACAAAGCCGGTGATCAGCGGCACGAGGACCGGGAACAGTGGCGTGAGCTTGTCCAGGAAGTTGACCAGCAGGTCGACGCCCCAAGCCAGCACCTCGGCAAGGATCGGCACGAGGGGCGCGAAAGCGGCCACCACGGACCCAAGCGCCGGGACAATGGCCTCGAACGCGTCACCAAGGGCGCGCCTCAGTTCCGGGCTGGCAGCCACCAGACCCAGCAGGATGCCAAGGAACGGGGACAGCACGGGCAGGAACCGGCCAATGATCGGCAGGTTACCCAGCATCCCGGAACCCAGCGAGAGGAACAGACCACCCAGCGGAAGGACAAGCGCCTTGAGCTTTTCCATGTCCGGGTTCATGGCCATTACGGCGCCCTTGACCTTGCGCGCGGCGTTGCCAACGTACTCCATGAAGCCCGGGAAGCCGGACGAGGTTATATCGTCCTCCACCGCCGTGTAAGCGGCCTTGAATGCCACGAATCCGCCCGTGATTTCCTTGAACGCCCCAATGGCCTTGTCCGAGAAACCAGCAATGATGGGGGCAGCCTTTTTGGCGAAAGCGTCACCCCATGCCGTGGCAAAGGGCTTGAGTTCCTTGTTTACGCCGTCCAGGGTCTTGGTGATCTGGTTGAAGCCGCCCACGGTCAGCGGGAAGAACCCAGCCGTGAGGGTTGCACCCACACGGGACAGTGCCGCGCCCATGTTGGCCATGGAACCGCGGGTCGTCTCGCCGGACTTGAGGGCAGCGCCGCCCATGCCCTTTTCCATGGCGTTCTGGAAGGTAGCGAAGTCAATCTTGCCCTTGGAAGCAAGGTCGCGGACCTCGGCAGCGGTTACGCCAAGTTCCTTGCCCAAGAGTTGCAGAATCGGGATCCCTCGGTCACCAAGCTGCGCGAGTTCTTCGCCTTGGATCATGCCACCGGCTGACACCTTGTTGAAGATCGCGGCCATTTCGCCGTAGTCGGACCCGGCGATGGTTGCGGCGTCGCCCACCAGCTTTAGGGTGCGGGTCAAATCCTTGCCTGGCTGGACGCCAGAGGCCACAGCAGACGCCGCAGCGGTTGCAGCCCCATCCAAGCCAAACGCGGTGCCCTGGACGGCTGCCAGCGCCGAATCCATGATGCTGTTCACGGTCGCGGCGTCGGTGCCAAGGCCGGACAGCTTGGCCCGGGCGTCTTCAATGTTCAGTTGGCGGTTGATGCCGCCAGAAATGGCTTTGCCCACGACGCCGCCCACGACGGCCCCGGCCACGCCAAGGGTCTTGCCAGCCGTGGACAGGCCGCCACCAAGGGCGGTGCCTATTTTGTCGCCCACAGCCACGGACGAATTCACGGCGGTGCCTAGCGCGGAACCTATCCCGGTTCCGATTCGGCCAGCGGCGGCGATAATGCCCGGGGTGGCCCGTTCAATGGAGGCCGTGACGTTGCGCATGACCCGCTCAACTGTCCCGCCAAGGGCGGTGTTGATGGTGGACCCTACGCGCCCGGAACTCGAACCCATCCGGCCAAGCGCTTGGTCATAGGCGCGCGCCATGCGGTCTGTGGCGCCCATGGTGGTGGCCGCGGACCGGCTCACCTGGTCCATGGCCCGTTGCACGGTGGTGGCCTCGCGCTGCGAAGCCCGTTCTACTCGCGCGGCTGATTCCTCAACCTTTTTGGTCATGTTTTGAAGGGGTGCCGTGAGTTGGTCCTTAGTCTCAACGGTGAGGACCACCCGTTCCTCAGTGGTTGCCACCGGCACCCCTCCAAATCATCGTTGCTGTTGTTTCTTTTGTTCGGCCCTGTACTCGGCTACCACGTAAGCCGCGGCGGACCTTACCGCCCGGTAAAAGCGGTTCGGTTCGTCCACCACGGTTACGGGGTCTAGCCTCAGAATGTCCGCCTCAACCGCCATGCGGCGGAATCGGTGGTCGTCCTGAAGGAAGTCGATTAGGGCCTCTGAGGGTCCACGGATTCAACGTCCGAGCCATAGCCAGCTTCCGCGAACAGTTCCCCGCCCATGGAGAGCAGCTGGCCCGGTCCCAGGAACTTGCGGACGGCGTGGACGGCGCCAAGGGACTCACCAAACAGTTCGATGAATTCCTTGTGCTGGAAGGTGAGGTCTTCGCCGTCAGAGGCAACCACGATTTTGCCGTTTTGCAGAATGGCGCGGTTGTTCTCAACGAGAGGCTGACCAGCGGCAATGATCTGGTCCGCGTCCTTGGGATCCTTTTTCCGGCCCTGCGCATTCTTGCCGTAGCGCTTGATATCTTCCGGTTCCAGGACGGTGGAGAACTTGACCGCGAAACCCTCGCGGCCTTCCACCTTGTAGGTGACGAAACGCTCAAGCTCGCGCTTGGCCTCGGCACGCAGCACGTCCAGCGGGGATTCTTCGCGCTCCACCGGGGCGGGGGCTTCCGGGGTGGATTCTGCGAAGTACGCAGCGCGCTGGGGTTCCGGTGCGGCGGCGTGAGCGCCGGCCGCTGCGGGGATCGTGCCGTAAGTGGTTTCTACTGCCTCAGTCATGGCCTGTTTGTCCGTTCAGTCCTTGCCACCCAGCCCGTTGCGGGGTGATCTGAACCAAGGATTGCCCGATTCGTTAAATGGGTGTGGGACGGGGCGCGTGTCCAAGCACGGACAACTCGGACGCACCCCGCCCCACTGTTCAGCCCACCCGTTCCCCAGCCAGTCCGGGTGGGACACCTTCCCCGTCCTTAGACGGCGCCCGTCGTGGCGAACTTCACCGTGATGGGCGACGTATCGGAGCTATTCGAGTCCGATTCTGGGTCGTTGACCGACAGCAGCAAGCAGTTGGCGTAAGTCAACGGCTTGCCCACCTTGGTCATAGTCGCGTCAGTGGCCTGTTTGGTGATCGTGTACCGGCCCCGGCCAACTTCCTTGCGGAGCTTGGCCAGCAGTTCCAGGTCACGCACCGGGTCGAAGGACCGGGAGAGCTCCAGGTCGTCCGCCGTGGGAGCTCCACCGATCAGGTCAGGGGTGGTGGCCCCGCCGTCGTAATCGCGCACCACGTCAGAGTTCAACGCGCCACCCGTGTGGGTGGACCAGGTGCCCGGGATACCCAAGATCGTGCTAATAAAATTCCGCTTGGTTGTCTTTGTCATGACTCAGTTCCTTTCTTGGGTTAGACGGCTGCCGTCAGGGCAACCTTGATGATTTCGGCCTTGATCAGCGCCGCCGTGGGGGCAAGGCGAACGCTGAGGGCCACACGGACCTCGTTGTTTGCCAAGCTGGTGGCGGTGTTGATGGTTTCGTCCACGGTCACGCGGTAACCGGGGTCAACAATTTCACCGTCACGCTTGCCCGGGTAGAAACCATTGGCCTGTGCAATGGGATCCACGATTCCGGTAACGGCGGATTCGATACGGCCCAACAGGATGCCGCGCCCGTCGATGGTCGAGAAAACGAACTCTTCCAGTTCGTTCTCCACCTGAACCGTGAGGTTGTTCAGCGAGTCCTGGGCGGACAGCAACCCAAGGTTGTCACGGTCAGTTGCCAGCGACGCCCAACCGTAAAGACGCGGCTTGCCGCCCACGGTCACGATGCCGTTCAACTGGGAGTCAGCCAGCGTGTTGTTCGTGGGGCGGTCCACCGGGGTGACCGTGCCAACGATCCAACGCGGCAGGGCACGTTCGCCGGCAGGGACAGCCCAAAAGCCAGTGGTGACGTGCGCCCGGGCACGGACAGCGCCAATGTAGGCTTCCGGGGAAATCGTGCGGGTGCCGTTGCCGTCAGGAATGACAATGTGCGGGTAGAACACGCCAGCATAGGCGCCGTCAGCACCCACCAGGGCTTTGGCTTCCACAGCCGCAGCGGAGGCCGTAGCACCGGCAGCCGGGGACAGCAAGGCAACCTTGCTGGTGGCCTTGGCGTGGGCAATTAGCAGCGAGCCAATGACCGATGCAGCATAGCCGGGGGCAGCCACAGCAGCGCCCTTGGTGACCACGCCCGGGTTCGCCAGCGCGGCGGCCACAATCGCGGCCGTAACGCTCGCGCGGTCGTCAGTGCCAGCGGACATGACCGTGGGAACCAGAATCTTGGGCTGGTTGCCCGGGGCGGCGGTGACAGAACCAAGGTCCGTGATCACAACGTGCGTGTTCGTGGACGCAGCGGCCACGGCGTCAGCCGGGGTGGACAGGTTCTGGAAGGAACCAATGGTTTCGCTGCCACGCTTCACGGTGATGCCGAAAAAGCCACCGGAGTTGGAAACTTCAACCGTGATCGCGGACGAATGCGCGCCCGGGTTCTTCGCAGCCACCTTGAGGGTGTCCACGTTGGCGCTGTCCTTGATGTTCAAGAACCCCGTGGTGGCAGCCGGACCCACGGCACGCGAAACAACGAGCTCGGATCCGCCTTCCTCGAAGAACGTGCGCGCGGAATCGTACATATTCGCCGCATATGCCTGACGGGTGCCGAACGCGCTTTCGTACTGAGCCAGGGAGCGGACCAGCACGGACTCGAACGCGTTACCGCGCTCGGTGATACCGGCGATTTGCAGACGCCCGGAAACAATGCCCGGGTTCGTGGGGCCGGTACGCAGAGAGGTGCTTACCTCAACACCAATTCCCATTACTTCTCTCCATTCTTAGAACCGGTGCCGGTGGCCTCGGTGTTCGTTCGCCGCCTGGTTGTCGGCTTGGGCGTTTCTGCCACCGCGTCCGGGTCCGCCGGCGGCGTTTCCTCCACCAACACCGGGGGCGCTGGCTCGGCCACCGGGGGGTGGACAATCAGCAGTTGGTTGGTGTCGATCAGGTGGTCCGTGAGGGAGTCCCGCCCCACGTCGGTGGCCGTGTGGCCGTCAAGGGCGTGGCCCTCAAGGTCAATGACCACTTCAAATGCATTGGGGTTGAACACCCTCACTGTTTCAGTCATGGCACTAGGGTTATTTGTCTACGGTTCCGGTTGGGGGACGGGGTGCGTGTCGCCCACGCCCACGAGGGATATACCCGGGGTGATGGTTGGCGGTTGGTCGCTTACAACGCCCTGGGGCGCTGCCAGCGTCTCTTGCGTGGCCACCTCGAACTCAAGGTACGCCCCGCCCAAGTATTGGGCCGCCGCGCGTTCCCCAACGTCGCTGTAGGACTCTTTGAGGGTTTGCGGGTCAAGCTCGGCATACTGTCCGTTGGAATCATGCAGGATCAGTCCGCTAAGCAGCACCTCACGGGCGGCCAACGCCAGCCGCTTCCGCAGCAAGTCGGTTTCCACCTCGCCGTCGCCCATGCCCCACACGAACACCCGCATGCGGTAGCGGTAGCTGTATTCGTCATAGAGCGCGTCAGACTCGAACTGTCGGTTACCAACCCGGCCCGTGGTTTCGTAGGACACCACCGAAATGCACGGGAACGTGGTAATGGCCAAAATGTTGACCTCGGTGGGGTAGAAGTGTTCGGGCTGAACGTCCGGCAGTTCGTAGCCGTCCACTTGCAGCCTGTTGCGGAGTTCCAGCAGCTTGGACGGGAACCGTTCCATTAGCCGGTACACCAGCGCCCGGGAAACGCCCTCGCTTCCAAGCATTACGTCACACTCCGTTTCACGATCCAGTTCTGAAGGTACTTAGCGAATTGCAGCCGGTCGCGCCCTGACGGCTTTTGCACAATCGGACGCGCTGGCATCTTTTCCGTGCCGTCCTGGTGGAACCTCGCATATGGCACGGCTGTGCCAATAACCATTTGGTTGTGGCTGATTATGTCCACACCAAAGGGCCGTTCTGTCATGGACTCCACCAGGTCGCCAGTGAGTTGCAAGATTGGCTTGCCGGGGTAGTGCCGTTGCTTCCACGCGCCATAGTCCGGGGACAAGGAAGACCACCGGCTGGTTCCGGTGTAAGCGCCCTCTTGGTCGAACTGTTGCCGCCAAATGGTCTTTTGGTGTTCGGCGGCGGCCTCGAAAACGGGTTCGGCCTCGGTGAAGTTGACCTGAAAACGGTCAAGCATCACGTTGAACGATTCCCCGCCCTCAACGCTGAAATGCAATATGGCACTCATGTGCTAAAACCTCATGTCGTCCCGGAACAGGATGGGCGGAAAGTATCCGCTGACACGTCCGGCAGCCCCCGGCGTGGGGGTCACCCCGTCTCCGGCCTTGATGAAATCAGCAAGCGCCTTTTCGAGTGCCGCCAACCCCTCGGTGTAGCGGCGCCACAGTTCGGCGCTGTAGTTGGTGTTCTCACTGACACCCGCCTTGATCGGGAACGCAGCGGCCACGAGGTAAGACCCGGCCCCGTTGGTCACAATGTCCGCGGCGGCAGTGTCCACCTTGGCGGCGAACGCTGCGTCCGTGACGCGGTGGCGGCTGTGCAATCGGAGGTCCACCATGGCGGAAATGTCCTGAATGAACGCAGCAACTTGCCCGTTCGTGACCTTCCGAACCGTGGACTGGTTGAATGGGTCCGGCGTGCCCGGGGGCACCGCCTCAGTGCTTGCAATAGCAATGTGGGGGGCCAACGCCGATACATCATCGACGCTGACTCCCCACGTGCTGGCCTCAGCCATGTTGGTTAGCCTTTCGGGGCTTAGTCCTGGACCTTGAGCGCACCCAGCTTGACGCCGCGCTCGGCGGCCTCGTGGGTGAGGTGCACCGTTGCGCCCTTGAGAGCGGAGCAGTGCGAACCTTCCTCGTCAAAGTAGTTGAACATGGAGGACAGCACCACGGCTTCCACCAGCCCGTCTTCGTCCTCGGAGTCGTCCTCGTCAGCTTCCGGGGATTCCTCGGGAGCTTCCGGGGCCGCGTCGCCGTCAGTCTGCTTTTCAGCGTCCTGCTCGGCGGCCTTGTCTGCCTCGGGGGCGTCCTGCTTGGTTTCCTCGGATGCCTTGGCTTCCTCGGCTTCCAGGGGCAGCTTGCCTTCCTCGGCTTCCGGCTTCACTTCGGTGCCTTTGAGGGCATCGGATGCGCTACGACGTGCGGGGGCCATGACTAAATTCCCGTCAGTTCGATGATGGACTTGGGATCGGTGATGATGGGCACGGAAACGCGCGCGCCCTGAACCCGCCAGCGCTCATTGACGGGTTCGTCAATGTTGCGGGTGTAGGTGCTGAGCTCTTCCGCGTGCACACCCGTGATGTTGCGCTGCAGAATGTAGATCGAGCCAGCCGCCTTGCGGTTGGTCTGAATCCACGACAGGCCGGCAAGACCTTCCAGACGGCCCGACAGCAGCGGGTTGAGGGCTGCGTTTTCGCGGGGCAACTGGTCGCGAATGTCGCGGTTCTTGAGCAGCTTGGCGGCGTCCGTGGGGTTGATCAGGACGGTATCCAGGCTGTAATCGAGTTCCTGACCTTCGCCAAGACCCACAGCGGCCACAATGTCCGCGAACGGGTCAGGGGTGCCCGTGCCCCAAGCAGCAGCGGCGGGAACCGTGAGCTTGTCCGGGTCCGCAGCGAGTGCGGCCATGGCGCGGGTGTCGGTCTTGCGGAGGATCGCGTTGGCAATCTTGGTGACGGCCTCAGTCACCTTGTCACGCTGGTTGCGCCGAATCTGTTCGTAGGTGATCAGAGCGGCGGCACCGAACTTGTCAACCATGGCGGTTTCGCGGGAAACCTCGCCAATGTCAACGAGCGGGAACTCGTCGCCCGGTTCCACGATCTGGACGTCGCCCTTGACCGGGTATTTCTCGTTCGGGCCGAGGGTCCGTTCGTAGACCACGGCACCCGCAGCGGCGTTACCGGCACGGAAGATGTAGTCGGAAATGAAACGGCCCGTCAGTGCCAGGCTGACAGCCTTGGAAATGAACGTCGGCTGCTTGAGAGCCCAATCAACGGTGATTTCGCGCCCGTTGACGACAGGACCCTGCGGCGGGTAGGTGAGAGTAGTCATTTTCTCTTATGCCTTTCTTGGCTTAGAACGCGATGTAAACAACGGCGTCGAGGGCGGCGTCGGTGTAAGCAACACCGACGTATGGCGCACCGTCCGCAGCCTTGACGGCACGGCCCTGGGCGTCGGAAACAACGCGGTCACCCACAGCGACGGCGCCGCCGGCGATAACGCCAACCTGACCGCCCGTGATGATGCCGCCCTCGTCGTTGGCGGCGAAGTCGTACTTGCTCACACCGACAGTCGCGGAGGTCGCGGTGGACTCAGCCACCTTGGGAACCTCGCGGGTGCCGCCAGCAATGAACGAAACGAACCGCTGACCACGGACGGCGGAAGCGCCGGCCTTAGCGGTGTAGTTCTTCGCCGGATCGCGGACAATATCCGTGGCGTTGAGGTACTTGGCCATTTCTACTTACCTCCAAGGTTGAACACGTCGAGAGCGGCGTCGAAGTTCTCGCCCTCGCTGAACGAAACGTTGTCGACGTTCTGGGAACCGATGGGTTCCACCGGGATGCCGTGGCGTTCGTCCAGCAGCTTCCGGGTAGCGGCCTCGTTGGACTCCAGGGCGGCGGCGAAATACGCCTTTTCCGTGGGGTGAATCTTCCCGGCCTTCATGTAGCCCTCAACCAGCCCGTTGACCTCGCGGGTGCGGTTGTTCTGGGTGAGCGCAGCAATCTGCGCGCCCTGTGCGCGGTTGGACTCCAGGAGCTCATTGAAAGCAACCTCAGAGACGGCCACGGTCTTGGGGGCGCCACCATCGGCGGGGGCTGCGTGACGGCCAGCGCTTGCCTTGGTTTCGTCGGCAACCTCAACAACGGGCTTGCCGTCCTTGTCAGTGGCCGGGGCGGGGTCTTCTGCGGGTTCCGGGACAGCAGACGCGGCGGCAGTAAGGATTTCTTCCTCCGTGGCCGTGTCAGGCAAGCCAAGCTTGTCCCGGAGCTTGATAAGGAACTCAGACATGGAGGTTTCCTCCCTAGTAGCTTCGTTGGTGGTGCCGTTAGCACCTGGTACGTCTGTAGCTTGCTTTTCAGAAAGCTGCGTTTGTGGGACGGCTGCCGTGTCGGAAGCGGGGACCGGAACGAATGAGCGCTTTTCGATTACCTCGGTCACGTCGTCATTCAGGGTGATTTCCCCAGCCTCGGACGCGGTGTATCCCACCTGGAACACGCCGCCGTTGGAACGGAACCACGCCTTGGTGTCGTCGTAGTCGATCATCCACGGCCACTCGGCATATTCGCCGTCACCCTTGGGTGACTTGAATTCCTCATTAATGGCTGTGGTCAGAGCTTCCCGCAGCGCGTTGGCGGTCAGCCCACCCGGCAAGGAGAACTCAGACACCATGCTGAATACGCCGATGCTTTCGTACTCCACCGACGCAGCGGAGAACGCCGAAACCGGGCCGCCCAAGCCCTTCACAGCCGGGGGCGTTCGTCCCAACAGGGCGACGCCGGCAAGCGCTGCCTTGAATTGCTTGGTGACCTTCCCGGCAGCGTCCTTGATCGCCACGCCCCACGCGATTTCCGCGGAACGGTTCGGATACGCGGACGGCAAGGACTCGGCCAGGTCTTCCGGCACGTTGATGTAGTCACCCAGCAGCGTTTCGCCGTCCTCGGACAAGCGGAGGTTGTCCACCTGTCCATAGGCCGGGTCACCGTCCCATGTGGGGTTCTCATGGCGGGGGTCAAGGTGGCCCTTTTTTAGCACGCCCTTGTCAAGAACGTTGGACTCGTGGGCCTCCACGATTGCGGCCAGGTCTTCCTTGGTCACAGCCTTGGGTCCGGTAGACGCGGACCAGGTGCCGGTTTTGACCAGCGGCACGCCTTCAACGGTTGCGAACTTCACGGCTTATCCCTTCCCCTGACGGGCGCGGCGTTTCTTGACCTGCGCCTTTTTGTTGGCCACTTCCTTTTTGAACGGCAGCAATTTGCGGCCACCCGTGGAGGATTTCTGACCAAGCGCCTTTTGCTTGTCCAGCAGCTTGTCCATGCCCTTGCCCACCTTGGACAGGTGCGCCTCGGTCTTTTTCATGGCCTCTTTGTCGCCCTTGCGCCACGCGCGGTCATCGTCCTTTTCGGCCTTTTTGCGGACCTGTGCAAGGTTGTGTTGGGCGTTTTTGTTGTCCTGGACGGCTTTCTTGTGTCCAGCCACCTTGGCTTTCTTCGCTGACCGGCTGCCCACCTTGGTGCCCCCGCTGGTGGTGAACCGCCCGTTAGCGTCCCGTTTTACCGGCATGTCATTTGCCTTTCTTTGCTGCGAATTTCTTTTTGGCAGCGGCGTGCTGTTTCGAGCCAGTGCCAAACATGATTGCGGCGGCCTTGATCTTGTCCGCGCCCGTCATGCTCAAGGCATTGCGGGTACTCAGCCCGGAAGACGCAGCGGATCCCTTTTTCGGGGCCGCCGCCGCAGCCTTGCCCTTGTCCCGGACCCGTCCGCCGTTGTAGACGTACCGGCCCCGGGCACCGCGTTTCTGGGGCATGGGCCTAGCGCTTGTTCTTGGCGTTCGCGGCGGCCAGCATCTTGGACTGTGCTTTCTTCATGGCGTCCGCTCGCTGTTGCTTACGCGTTGGTTTCTTGGCCTTTGCCGCAGCCGCGTTCCGCGCAAGAATATGGTCCACACCTCGCTTGGCCAACGCAGCGCCGCCGCTCGCAGCCTTGCCGCCGCTCTTTCCCTTGCTGCGGACCCGGCCACCGTTCGCGACAAATCGCCCGTTTGCACCTCGTTTGATGGGCATTCCAATTCCCTCACTTCCCTTGACCTGGACTAGCCTCTAGTGCCCCGATCATGCACGCGGTGGAAATGGCTTTGTGGGACGGTCACCGTGGCGCGAAAAAGCCCCCGGCGCCGTGTGGCTGCCGGGGGCTTCGCTGGGTGGGTCAGTCTTCCGTGTACTCGTGCCCGGGGACCGGGGTCATGGCCGCTATCCGGTCCAGCACCGCCAGATAGTCGGCCTCCAGGATCGTGCCGCTTTCCTTGGACACGAAAACGGCGGGGGCGTCCATGACGCTATAGCTTTCGTCACCGTCCACCAGCCACTCGCTGGCACCCTGAACCACAAGGAACGCGTCCTCGTCTTCCCAGCCGTAGGCGGCCACGGTAAACGTGCCCTCGTGGTCTTCCTCCCAGCCCTCGCGGTTCTGGTCCAGGACTATGGCGCGTGCTTCCTCGAATGTTGTAGTCATACCCTGATTGTCAGCCCTTCCGTGCCTGTTTTAGCCTCGCCCGAACGGCTTCCACCGGGGGTTCTCCCGATAGAACTCTTCCAGCATGGCCTTGCGTTCGGCTTCCGGGATGGGTTCCCAGCGTCCGTTCGATCCCTTGCGGAATTCCGGCGCGATAATCTCAATGCCGTTGCGGATTCGGAACTTTGACTTGGCCTTTTTCTCGGCACTGGTCAGAGCCGCCGCCGTGCCGCCTGTTGCGGCCACCTCAGCCAGATATTCCGGGGGCCGGTTCTCGAACGCCTGAGTGACGATATCCAACGGGGTTTTGTCGTCCATTCGGATGATTTTCACCGTTAGCGGCTTGAATTTGCCGTCAGCAAGGTGCCCGGACGCGTCCCACGAGCCGGTTTGACCTTCCAGCCAGGTCATGGACCCGCCCACCTTTTCCCAGTTGAAGACGTGGCCGCCGCCGCCCGTCCATTGCAACTGGATGAACCCGCGCGCGCCGTCCGGGAAGTCCGCGCCCCACTCGGCAAGCTGCGCACGAACACGCCCATGGCTGGTAAACAGCCCCTTGGGCCACGGGAGGTCCGCCACGGTCGTGTAACGGGCCGGGGTGCCGTCAGTGTTGCGCCACCACGCTTCCACGTACTCGCGTTCAAACCTGCCCTTGCCACCGGGCACGGGCGCGGCTTTCACGTCGTACCCGCGGCGCTGGAATTCGTAGGCGTTGGCCACGCTGGTGCAGTTGTTGTTATAGACCTTGGTCTTGTAGCTCTTGTCATGGCCGGGGTTGGTCTTGGCCGCCACAAGCATGGGCGTGTCCCGGGTGAGCTCATGGTCAACCGGCAACTGGTCAAGGGCGGTGTAGCGCTGCGTCTGTCCCTTGCGGCGCTTGGGCGGCGTGCCCGTGGGGGCAGCCGGCAGCCCGGGCGTTTCCTCAGTCTCTTTTTGGGCGCGTTCCTTCGCCAGTGCCTCTTTTCTGGTCCGGTACTTCACCGGGACCGGGCCGGGGTCCGGCGCGGGGGTTGGCTTGGGTTCCGGGGCAGGTTCCGGCTCAACAGGCTTGGGCGCGGGTTTCGGGGCTGGGGGGATCGGCGGCAACGGTTCCGGGTTCGGATCATCCCGGGGCGTAGCCGGTTCGTCATACATGTAAACCAACGTGCCGCGGCACCTGGTCCCACCCTCGCACAAGCGATAGCCGCCGTGCGGGTAGTCCGTCAGGGCATCTTCCAAGCTCTGGTATTCGTGCCCGTCGATTTCCTTGCAGAACTTGCATGTGTTGCCGTCCATGATTTCGGACGCGAATATCTCGGACGGGTTGAGGTCTTGCGCCGCCTCATTCCGGCCCAAGCCGTGGGCAGCATGAACCGCCTGTTTGGCCATGTCCACGGACCCGGCCACCGGGATTTTGTCCAGTTCCCGGGTGATTTCCTCCCGGGGGATGCTGTCCCGGAACAAGCCGCTGGGGTTCGTGAATACGGTCTGCAGCTTGCCCGTGATTCGCTGCCACGGATGCAGCGCGGCAGCCGCCGCCGGCAGCTTGAACACCTCGTCAGCCACAGCGGTGGGGGTGAAGCCCTTGACGTTCACGCCTTGGCGCGCGGCCTCGCCCACGACAATGCCAGCAGCCCCGGCAGCCACCTGAGCAAGGATCCCCTGGAGGGCCATGGCGGTCTTGGCCACGGCCTCTTGCACGGGCTTGGGCTGGGCAGCGTTGAGTTGGGCAATGGCACGGGTCGCGTCCGTGGGGGTCACGCTGTCAGCGTCCCCCAGCATTTCGGCCACCACGGAACCGACAATGACTTCCCGCAGCCCGTCCAGCACGGCGGCGGCTTCGTCCACGGCGTCGTTGGTGAGCTTTTCAATGTCACCAAAGCGGACCTTCGCGGCGGCCTCGTGGGGCAGCAAGGGCCGGACGGCGGCGGGGACGTTTTCCCCCGCCGCTATCTCGGCGTCAATCAGGGTGCGTTCGGCCTCGGCCAAGAGGACTGTTTCCTCCATGGCCACAAGCACCGCGTCACATTCTTGGCACACCCGTGTTAACTCCCGTGCCCGTGGCGCTGTTGCAGGTCAAGGAACCGCTGGGAGTAGTACGCCATTTTGTCCAGGTTGCTGACTCCCTCGGACAAGGGCAGCACCGTGCCAGCCTCGTTGGGGGCCGGGGCCGGGGCGTCCTTGGGGCGTGCGGTGGCCGGGTCTGAATCCGGGAGGTTCAGCGACGTGCGGACGTGCTTTTCCAGCTTGCCGTCCGGGGTGATAATGCCAGCGTTCACCAGCGTGGAGAGCGTTGTGGCCGTGACGTTCTGATTGTTCTTAAGCTCGCCCGGGGTGATCAGTGGATACGGTTCGTCCGGGCCGTAGTTCCATTCCACGAGGTCACGCACCACATGCTCGGTGGCCGTGTCAGCGATTTGGTCAGCGACGGCTTGCAAGGACTGGGTGAAAAAGTCCACGAACGTGTCACCCAGGGACCGCGCGCCGGCGTCGTGGCCCAAGTCCATGAACATGGCCAGCGCGCCCTTGGCAATCGCCTGATCGTGGTAGTTGATCACTGGCAACGGGTCCACGGTGGAACCGTTCACGCCCACCAGTTCAAAGGTCGTGCCAACGGGCTTGACCACACCAGCGGACGCCCCGGCGCGGAATTCTTGCACCACGCGTTCGGCCTCGGCGCGGCTCGCGCCCTCGGTGTTTTCGTCATAGGACATGACAGGCACGCCCATGCCGTTGCGCTCCACGATCTGCGCAGAGGAACGGATCAAAATATCCTTGATCAGCCAGTTTTTATAGACCGTCCGCAGAATGCTGTTGCCCGTCCAGTCCGCGCCCTCACGGTCCATGCAGTACATAACAAGCTGGTCCACCGGGATGAACCGCTCTTTGTAGACGCCCGGGGTCAACTCAATGGGCGGCTGACTGATACCGGCAAGGCCGCCGTCCGCAGCAACTCGAATCTCAGTCAGGGTCCGGGGTGGGCGCGGATCCAGCTTCCGCAAGTGAATGACCGTTTCAAGGTCGATGTTTTCCTGACCAGGTGCCGGGGGTCCAACCTCGTATACCTGTTCAAAGGGCATGTGGCCAAAGTAGACCGATTGCAGGGCCATGCGGCAGTGGTCAAGCCAGTTGATGCCCTGACGGCGGCGACGGCGCCGGGACTCGCCCGGTTTCTGAATGCCCAACTCGGTGCGGCAAAGCTCCACAACCTCGGGCCGGACGCCCTCAGTTTCAAAGTCCCAATTCGCGGACAGAATGGGCAGCGTCATGGCGCGCAACGTGCCACCTACCTGCCCGTCAGTGCGGCGCATTTGGTCATACACCATGACGTTGTAAGGCCACACCAGTTCCGGGGTTGGCTCGAACGGGTCAACCTCAAAGATATTGTTCGCGCCCGGACGCCACACGGGCTTGTATCCGCCAGGGTGTCCAATCGCGTTTGTGGGAACCGTTGTCTTTACCATGCGCCCATGGTGCACCGATTACACCCGGAACTGTGGGACGGTGCTAAAAGCCCTGACGGGCCAACCCGGCTGTTACTGGCACGCCCGTGTTAAGTGGGCTGGTCTGGGGCTTCGCCTTCGCCGCCTCATAGTATCTGCCGTTGAGGAACATGGCCCCGTAGCGGAGAGCGTCCGGGAGGTGGTCCTCGGTGGTGGTGTCCACGTCTTCCGGGTTCTTTTTGTCCCGGGGTAGCGCCGGCAAAGTCCTGATCAGGTCGCGGCAGGTGTCATAGACCTGGAGCAGCGGATAACCGGAATCGTCCTGAATGCGGAGCAGTTCGTCAATGCGTGACCACCCGGGCACACGGGCGTTGTAAGCCTTGATGGGCCGCTGTTTCATGACGCGCTGGTAATCGTGCGCCGCGGAACCCACCGGGGGCGCGTCCTTGTCCCCCAGTGGGGTGGCGCTGCCGCCGCCCTCGTTCCGGCGCCACATGGAAGGGTCCATGACCGTGGCAATGGGGCGGGTGGGGCCGCGTTCGCCCTCCATTTCGCTGGCAAGGATCATCTGGGCCTGTTGGGTGGCGGTCAGGTTCTTGGCGTAGAGCTCGCGATACACCAGATTCACGCCGTTGGGCAGCTTCGCTATCCACAACGCAGCGAACGGGGCACCGAAACCGTAGTCGACGGCCACCACTCGCGGGTAAGTCACCAAGTCCATGGGCGAAATGTCAGGTTCCACCACATGCAGCGAGTCACGCCACTGCGCAAAGCGGACGCCCTCCAGGACGTTCCAGTCCCCATCCCTCAGAGCCTTGCGCAGGTTCGGGTCAAGGGCGTTGAGCCGGTCAATGTAGCTTGAGTCAATGCTGGGGTTGTCCGTGGCCTTGGCCGGGATATAGCAGCGGGTGCCCGGGTTCGGGTCGTCCAGGGACGCGGCCATTTTGAACACCTTGGTTGGTGGGGCCGGGTCAACGAACCGCTTTTTCACGAAATGGTGGCCCGGGCCGCCCGGGTTGGCCGTGGAAACCACGCCTGTGCGGATCCCAAGTTCCTCCATGCGTGCTTTGACCTCGCCAGCGGAACGCAGACGGGAAAGCATGTAGGTGTATTGCTTTTCGGTGAAGTGGGTCAATTCCTCAAAGCCAATGCGCTGGTATTCCGCGCCCTGGTACTTGAGTAGGTCCGCCTCGTTGCGCAAGTGGCCAAGTTCCAGCACGCTGCCGTTGTTGAACCTCCACATGTGTTCAGAACGGTTGTACCGGCCCAAACCGTTGGGTGTTTCCTCAAGCAGCGGGTCAATGACCGAACGGGCAAGGTCCGCAAAGGTGCGGCGGAAGATAATGGCCCTCGCCCCGGGCACCATCATGCAGAACTGGAAGAAATCCGCGCGCATGAATCGGGACTTGCCGCCGCCGGCAGCGCCCCCATACATGAGTTCGTCCACCTTGATTTGGTGGGCAAGGGACTGTGGCCCCTCATGGGGTTCGTACTCATAGCGGACAACGCGCCCCCGGCTCGCCCTCGCCTTGGCTTTGCCCTTAGTCTTGCGGCTCAATGATCAGTTCCGGTTCTGCCATTTCGGCGGGTTTCTGCATGGCCCCGGCGAAAGTCACGGTGATATCACCGCCCATGCCGTTGCCCTCAAGCTTGGTAGGCGCGTCGTAGCCCATGACCTTGCCGGTACGGGCACCGACGTTGACCAGCCGGTCGACGGCCTTTAGCTTGAGCTCAAGGGACTTTTCCAACCTCTCGGCTATGTCGTCCAGGTACTTGTTACGGGTGAACGTATCCAGGGAATCGAGGTGGTCTTCGTCCGGCATAATGCCTGTGGCTATGTCGTCGTCCTCGATAATGCCCATGACCACCTTGGCGGCCTTTTCGAGCCGGGAATACTCCACGTCCCGGTAAAGCTGGACTTCCTCCATGTCCTGCTTGTCCATGAACTTGCGCACGGCCTCATAGCAAGCCTGTTTGGAGTTGTACCCGGCGCGCGGGGCTATCTGGTCCCACGTCAGCCCTTCCTCGCGCCGCAGCCGCATGGCCAGTTGGACCTTTTCCCGGCGCTTGAGCGCTGCGGGGCCAGTGACCGTGTTGGGGCGTCCTTGACGGTACGCCTTCCGCTTGGCGCGGTTCTCCACAATCTTGTCTTCCAGTTCCTCGGTGACCTTGGGAACCTCGGAAGCGTCCATTTCAAAGCTCATGCTGTCCGGTTCCTCTCTGCAATGACATGCGGGACGGCGGCCACAAGAACCGTGGCTTGCCGGGTGCGGCGGCTGCGTGCGTCGAAATCGTCACTGGTTGATGCGTAGGCGTCTTGGGGATCCTCGATCCGGGCAAGGTGGGACGGGTGCCCGTCAGCGGACAGCAAAGGCAGCCCACGCATGAGGGGCCGGTCGTCCTTGTCATAGCGGTGCTTGGGGGCTTCCAAAACAGGGCCGTCATAGGGCTTGGTGTCCTGCTTGGTGGCACCCTCAGCCAGGATTTCGGCAGTTGCAAAGGAAAGCTGGTTAGCTGACTCGTGCTTACGCCGTCGCCGCCGCCCGGGTGTGGGCGGCGGCGGGGGTGGCGTGTCCGTGGGGATCGTTCCAGGGGCGTGGATGATTCGAGCCGTGACCAAATCCGAGACGCTGGCAGCGAGCTTGGCGCGCCGGTTATCGGACAGGGTGGTGGTCGATTCAATGAGACGCGCGGAGCTCTCCAACGCCAAACCCACCGCCTCAGAAACGACGGTGGGTTCGCACATGGTCAGTGCTGCGGGGTGCAAAATAAGGAACCCTTCACCGTGACAAACGGTGCATTCTGGGTCGATTAGTTCGGCTGTCCTCCGGGAGCATGCGGGGCAAACACGCCTCAT